CGGTCAAGAAGTGGTTGATCGTATAGCCTTCAGGGATCGAACCATTGTTCTTCAATGCGTTGATGTCGTTGTCGTTAGTGCCAACACGGAGGCTGGTTTCTAACAAACGAGTAGCAACGAATTGCAGTGGTGGTGGAACAATCAGTTTTTTAGGCTTAGCAGCAATCAGCAAACCACGTTCGTCAGTCCACGCAGCAATTTGAATCACAGCGTTTTCCAACGAAGTTTCGTTCAAGTCAGCCATAGTTGACGGAACGTTGCTGTTGTAACCACCGGAGACTAGTGGGTGGCTCGCATTGAACAGCGATACACCGTCACCACCGGGGTAAGTGCTAGAGAAGCCGTTGTTAATGACAGCCGCAGCTTTAACTTGCTTGGTGTATGCCATAGCACGAGCCAACGATTTGGTATAACGAGCAGACAGTGAGTCGTACAAGTTATCTTCAATAGCTTCTTCAGTTACCGAGAAGCCCAAAGCGATAGTTTCGTGGTTATAGCGAGTTGTCCATGCTTCCTGTGCATTATCATAACGAATGGCACTGCCCTCGTTTTTGGTAGGTGCAGCAGAAAAACCAGACAGTTTTGTTTCTTCTTCGAACGAACGCTCGGAAGTCTCAGTTTCGTAGATTTCCTTGTGCTCTTCGCCGTAGGTAGCGTACTCCATACCGAACAATGCGTTCAGTCCGGGGAGCAGCTCTTTCAGTAGTTGTGCGCGTGAAATAGCCATTTAGATGCTCCTTATACGCCGGTTGGGTTGAGATACTGGTGACCGCCAGTCATAACAGTCGTAACTGTTACAGGAGGGCCAGCACTATAAGTGGATACCGCATACGGGGCGTTGAATTTGCAAATAAACTCACAGAAATTACCCGAGCTATTAGCAGTTTCAGTCACTACGTCAACGATACGGATAGGCAACGAAGCTGTAGTTGTACCACCAGCAGCGCTATAAATAGCCACTTTTGAATCGCCAGTACCAGTAGAACCAGTGTTTTGAACAAGTTCAGCGTTGGAACCAACCATTGTTTGACCCAAGAAAGCTACTGTCAAACCGTTGCCATCTTCGGTGTTACCCGCAGCCAGAACAGCTTTGAACAGAACATCAGGATCATCAGCAACGTACGCATAAATATCAGTAGCCGAAACGCTTGCAGGCCAGTATTGGCTCCAAGTTTTTTGACTATTGGTTGGGTTTGTGTAAACGCAACCGAGGAAAATACCAACAGGTGTAGCTGTTGTTTCGCCAACGTCTTTCTCAACAGTACCAGCCGCCACAATTTTAACTACGTCGCCGTAGAAAATGTTTGTGCCATAGCTATTAGTAACTTTGAGTAGACGAGTCGAACCCGCAAACACCTGACCACCGATCAGATTGATCGGCTTTAGCCCGTAAGGGGCCGCTACCGTTGGGTAGGGACTAGTCTGTGCCATGATTAAACTCCAAAAAGATTAAGAACCAGAACCAAAGGTGGTCTTCGATCTGCGCTCTGAAAACAGAGGCATACGAGGATCACTTGCTCTCAAAAACGTATTATCTACAGACTCTGACTGAGCGCGGTTCATGTTTGAGTAGTACTCATTACGTTGAACCATAAATTCAGCCGGGATTCTGCATAACATCAGCCCGCCCACCTCGATATTGCCTTTAAAGCGTCCCTCGGTGAGTGCGTGCAACATCATTTCGGTATAGTCTTCTGCCTTGCAGAATTCATACCCCTCACGCATAGAAGACGATATATTTTTAGCATCTGCTGATCCCAACATACTGACGCGAATCCAACGATGTGCCCATCCCGGACGGGGATTAGGTACCGGAAGTAAATCCGGAGCACGCCATTGTTGAGGACGCGTAGATTTATCGCGTGAATCTAATTCACGCTCAAGTCGGTTTTGTGATGTAGCCATAATCATTCTCCTTGCTTAAGTAATGCAACCTGTTTTGCGTATGCTTCGTAAGGGACGCCAAGTCGTCTCGCAATCGAGGCCTCGGACGCCTTTAACTTCATACGGTTAGGCGGGGTGCTACGTGTAGCCGGAGCCACAACGGTAGCTGATTTCTGAGCACGGCGAGGCGTTTCGTCCTCGTAGTCCGGTGTTGAAGCTCTTCGAGGGGCTTCATCCTCATCGCTCCCGAAATACTCGGGGAATCGTTTCCGCATAGTTGCGTCAACAGTTTCGTAATACTCTCTAGTCCCTAGAAAACTCTCACCGTTTTGTTTTAGCAGCTTGCGGTGTAAGCCAAGCGCGGTGCTAGTCATTTCATCATCGGGGCCAAACCAAGTATTTTTCTCTAACCATTTCCTATCCCTCTCCGAAAGATTATTAGCAGGAGCGGGACTTTGTTGCGTTTGTACCTCTTTTTCTTCGATTTGTAAAGGCCTCATGTTCTGAGCCTTGTCCAATTTTAGTGTGGCACGGGAAATTTCCGCTTGTGCTTCTACTAATAAATCGGGGTCTCCAAGCTCGTATGCTTCCTTATATTTCTTCTTAGCGGAGTCCAGCTCAATCTCAGCAACTGACTGCGCCTGAGCAACGTAATGCTCGCTACCCGTAGCAAGCTGCTGCTGGAGGCGTTGGTTTTCTTGATAGACTTGTTTAGCAAAGGTTTCAGCAGCCTCCCGTTCACGGATGGCTTCTTCCTTAGCCCTACGCTCGTCGTGGTACCCACGGGTAAACTTCTTGATACGGGATTGAACCTTTTCGTCATACGCGGAAAGTTCATCATCATCCACATCCTCCGGTGGTGCTGCCATAGGCTTACGGCCACGATCTTCAGGCGGAGTATCGTCTTCAATCTCGATCTCCATTTCTGCCTGAGCTTGTTTCTTACGGGAAGGTATTTGTACTTCTTCCCCCACCGGTGTTACGGCAAAATCTTCGCCGTCATCACCATCTAGTTCATCTGGGAACTTAAAATTTGCCATTTATTTCTCCTTAAGCACGTGAAATACCACGGGGGTCTTCAACTGTAGCCTCCACCGAATCATCATTAATAATCCGGAATTCTCGGCCATGAATCTTTAAACGAGTACCAGAGTTGGGGCGGACAATTACAAAGTCGCCTTCTTTACAGGAAGGGCCGTTAGGAAACCGCTTTTCATCTTTGTAAGCATCCGGGCCTAGTTTCATAACAAACAGCACTGGGGTTAGCACTTCTTCATAGTGAATGGTGCTATCGGCCTTTACCAAACCGCTTTCAAACTGCTCCTCAGCGTCAGGAACTACAGTTAAAATGTGGTACGTTTTAGGTTCAGGAACTTGCTTAGCCTTACGTTCCGGCGTATTCGGCAATGCCGTTGCCGATTCAAGGTTGTACATATCCTGCCCTATCAGTATTTCAGTCGTCATCATCAGTCTCCAATCGTTGCACGAGGTCATTACATACTTGCTCTGCGAGGCTTAGCCCTCGGATTACCCCGCAGGTGTGCCGGTATTCGGCGAAATCAGCAGCGCGACCTTGAGCGACAAACGCAGCTTGGTCTTCGCGTATTTCTACTAACTTACTGATGAGATGTCTCAGTACTTTATCGTCCATCAATCTCCCTTATTAGGTGTTTGTTTCTGTTTAGCTGCTTGTACTACTTGCATTGCGTTCTGACGCCTCTGATGCTCTAACGTACTCTTATGTTTAGCCATATCTACGTTCATACGAACGCCATCTGTTTGTTGTTGCCTATGTGCTTTATCTAATGCTGTAGCTGTAGTAGCTCTTACTTGCATTGCTGCAATTTCTTTCTGCGCGACTATACGAGATTGTTCTATGCGAAGCTGTTCAGCTTTAGCCATAGCATCTTGCTGTTGTTTCTGCGCTTTGAGTTGCAGTTCTTGCTGTTTAATCTGCAATTCTTGCTGTTGCATTTGAACAATTGGGTCTTGTGCAGTTTGCTGCGCTTGTTGTTGTGCAGCTTCACCTTGGTTCTTAGTCAACAACTGTTGTGCTGCTTGTGCTGCTAACTGAGCCACTTGCGCTGCAATTTCTGGCTTCATTTGTTTGTTCTGCTCTTCCGTTGGCAACTGCAAACCAATGGTTGCTTCTATTTGTTTGCGATACTCAAACGCAATATGCTCACTAATATGTGCTGCCATAGCTGCTTGCATTGATTGCGCTGCAGGACTTTGACTTACCAACGCCAAAATTTTTGGGTCTTGTAATGCGGCCATGTGCACAGTTATATGCGCTTGGTGTTCTTGCTCAATGAACGCTTTAACAGGTTTGCCTGTTAATATGTTTTGATTCTCTTGTACTGGATCGGTCGGCACTTCATCATCCTCAACCGGCACGAGCTTAGCTGCGTTCTTCACACCTAACACTTCGATCATCTGACGGTGTAGTAGCGGCAAGTTATATAACTGCGGTGCGCTCTGAGCTAACTGCAATACAGCTTGGTACTGCACAACTTTCTGCGCCATTGTTGCTGCGTTTGGGTCGCTAACTGGGATCACATCTACATTGTCGTAGTCTGTTTTCTTAGCGCGACGGCTACCTTCTTCTGGTTCGTAGCTATAGTCGTCTGGTGTGTAGTCGGCAATGATGACTTTTAAAAGTTTGAACTCTTGTTTCATCGAGTAGTGCAGACGCGCTTGCACCGCTGACATTACTTTCAACGTACGTTCCAGAATAGCTAAGGTCGTACCCACAGGAGCTTGATTGCTCATGTCGGAAACCTTCATATCGCCACTAGAAGCAAACGAGCGACCTTCTTGAACTATTTGATTGAAGAGGGTGTAGAGTACTTGGCTTGGTTCCTTGTATGGCAATGGCAGGATGTTGTCCCGTATTGACCCACTGGGCACGTCCACGTCACGGAACTCACCGGGCTGAATTGGTGTGTCGTCGCCTTTAACACGGAGTCCACGTGATTTGAGTCCACCGGGAAGATTACTGAGCGTTCCAGCGTCAACCAACTGACGAATGAGCATCGTGGCTGATTTCGCATACCCCCCGATGAGATGAATAAGTCCGTACCCATAAAAGCCAAATCCCGGTATGTATTGATAGTGAACAAAGTGCTGACGCTTTAAATGCAATCTATCGTCTTCGTACCAATTGCGACGAATAGCTAGAACTTCTCTAGTGCCCTTCTCTATAGTAACCACATACGGTAATGCTATACCTGTAAGTTGGCCTTTTTTATTTTTGTGCTCATAGCCGGGTAAGTCTAAGTCAACATTCATCTCAAGAAATCTATAGCGATTATCTTGTGTAACCGTGATGCCTTGTTCTTCAGCTTTCTGTTTCTCAATGTCGTCAAGCTCAATAACAGGCTCACCTAAATCTATAGCGCGATAGAACCCAGCTTCTTGTAACCGAATAACTTCGTTTTCTGTTTTGCGCATGACATGGGTTACACGCTCAGCAGACTCTAAATTAGATGCGCCATAGGGAACTACGATGTCCTCAGCGGGAACAAACATAGCAACCTGACGGCCTTTGCTTGGATCAAAATACACTTTCTTAAATGCAGAACCTGCTAGTGGTAACGACCACAAAAGCTTCTCATGCTCTGGACGATACTCAGGCATAGCTTCTGTCAATTGAAAATTCATGTCCTCTTGAACACGCTCAGCAGACTCTTTGCGTTCTACTGTTTCTTTACCAATGATCTTGGTCTTTACTGGCCCCATTGCAGGGAACGTCTCAGTAATTGCTTCCGATTGAAACCGCACAACACTCTCAGCTAGCATTGGGTGGAAGATGCCACATGCACCCGCCCACGGTTCAGTACGGTTCTCGTACTTCAATCCTAATAGTTTTATACCTTCAACGTATGCTTGTATCCATTCTTTACGGTCACGTGTATCTTTTTCAAAATCCTCAATGAGATCACTTGCCAACGACTGCATGACGTTCTCATCCATGTACTCTGCTAAATTTGCATCAAAGTCTTCAGCCGTTTTTGGTTCTGGACGCATTTGAATTTCAACGCCATCCATACCAATAGTTAGTTCTTCTGGGTTATCAATCTCCACTTCAATATCTGGAGCACCCATCATTTGCTCAAGTCCTACAGGCGCTGCGTACAGACTCTTATCAATTGCCATGATTATTCCTCGTAGTATTTATATGCCCAGCACACGGCGGTGTATCTAACGCCCCGCGTTACCGGTGTTACACGGTGTTCGGCTTTTGCATCGAACACAACTATGTCCCCCTGATTCTTCAAGAGGTTGTCGCTTTTGTCTTTAATCTGTAGCAGCCCACCTTCAAACTCTGATGGGTCGTTTAAAAGCATCACTAGGGATACTGCTCTAATTTTGCCGTTTTTGGGCGGAAGCACGTCGTTATGCCACATATAATGCCCATTTTGGGTATATCTGATTATTTGAGCTATGTCGAAGTCACATATAGTCCCAGCCCATTGACCCTTTACGTTGCCATCTACTAAATAATTCTTACAAATGGAACCTATAGGTGACATTAAGTCTTGCGAAATGATACTCGCTTTACGGTGTTCTTCTTTTAACTCAGCACCTTCGTCTTTATATACTGTAGCGTCCTGCGCCACATCCCAGTCAATAGAGTCCAAGACGTAGTCGCAGAACTGCCACGGCATCGCGTTCTCGTAGTACATACAAGTAAAGTTGCTCATATATTGTAATATTTCTCGTTAGCTCGACGGCCTTTGAACCACTTAATTTCTTCTGGCTCATCGCTTGGTAAACGCAAGAAGCCACCTTGTCTAAAGCGCATTAGCGCCAGAGTTGTCGCATCCACTAAGTCATCATGCTCGCCGCTAGGAAAAGCTGCAATCTCATCTACTAATTCTTCAGCCCAACGCGTCTCAGGAACCCAGACTTTACCGGACGCAATGATGTCAGCCACGCTATTTAAGCGAGCTATCTTATCGTTTCCTCGGCTCGGAGTGTACTCTTGTACAGGTATTCCCATGCTCCTAAGCTCATAAATAAGAGGGGCACCTGTCGCCTTTTTCTCTATAAGTACCCCGTCTGGGTCCCAGTCATGGTAGGTTTTCAGCACATCCTTCTTCAAGTCCACCCACTCCACGCGCTTCTTATATGTATCAAGCAAGATGATGTTGGGCGAGCCGTTATCCTCGTCGTTGTTCCAAATGCCCCACGTTGTACCCGCAGAATAGTCAGCCCTGTTGTTTTTCTCGAACGCCGTATCCCACGTCTGGAGGATGTAGTCACACACGGGCGGACGGTCTTGCGTCCACCACTTCCACCAATCGCGCTTAACAATAGCGGACTCGTTACCTACTGGGTTCTGTTGGTACTGGGCTTGCCACTTACTATTAGGAAGCTCCTCGTGGAGGGCCTCTAACTCCTCTTTTGACCAAAATTCGGGCCAAAGTGGGTTTCCAGAGGGCAAAATAGCGGGGAATTCGATCACTTCCCACTCTTCTCCACCCCTAGCTGCAGCTGCTTTTAGTACCTGACCCGTCAAATCTCTTTGCGACCACCGAGTCATCACAATTACAATAGCTCCACCCGGTTGGAGACGCTGACGTGGGCCAGATGTATACCACTCGTACACTTTATCGTAGATGTCTGGGTTGGAAGCTGCCATTGCAGCCTCTTGTTCTGAGTGCGGGTCGTCAATAATCAGAATATCCGCACCTTTACCGGTCACAGCACCACCCACACCAATCGCAAAGTAGTCACCACCCTTGCTTGTGTTCCATCGACCAGCCGCTTTTGAGTCGCTTTGTAGGCTTAAACCCGGAAAAATCTCGTTATAATCCTCACTATCGACAAGATTTCGCACTTTTCGACCGAATCCGACCGCTAATTCTGCTGTATGTGAGGTTTGGATGACCTTTTTGTGCGGGAACTTACCTAAAAACCAAGCTGGCAGTAAATAAGAAGCGAATTCGGACTTAGTATGGCGAGGTGGCATGTTAATAATGAGCCTTTTACAAGTGCCGTTAGCTACTCGCTCAAACGCCTCAGCCATTCTCTTGTGATGCCGACCCCCAATGAAGGTAGGCCAGACCCGTTCAACAAACTTTAGAAACTTTTCCTGAGAAATTTCTCGCTGCTTTAATTTCTCCAGCTTAACTAGCTGCGCCTCCAGTACCCGCAAGTCCGATTCGGACAGCTTGTCCAAGACACCGGGTATATCCTTTAGGGATACATTAGCTAGGAGATCAGTTTCCATCAGTCTCCTCTGGGGTTTCTACCGTTTCAGTTATTTCAGTTATGCCTAACTGCGCATCCAGATCATCCAAGGGGGTCACGTCTACGATGTCACTATTTAATAGGCGTTTGATCCTATCTTTAATAGAATTCTCCAGCTCGTTGGATGTTTTGTGGTGCACTGTTATCTCACTGCGTTCAGTGAAAATGCCAATGTCGCTGTGCTTGCCTAGAAGTTCTAACGCTTTAATCTCAATCTTATAGTCGCCACAGTCGGCGAGTTCAATGAGCTTATTTGTTATAAAACTTCGGGCTTGCTGGGAATCCGCAATCGCTTGGTAGTCGTACTTCTTTAGGATTGCTGATGCGTACCGAGCCACTCCGGGCTGGGTTACATGTTGTGGGGTTGCTGTCTTAGCCGCACCGGTAATGAGATTGCGTGCTTGCTCTTCGTCCTTCTCACTGAAGTCTATGCTTCCGCCGAGAGACTCAATAAGGTCTGCAGTATTTGCAGCGACAGCAATGCTATCCGACAAAGTGTTGGGCTTCTCTTCGGACAGGTCGAACGGAACAGGGTGTTCCTTCGTAGGTTCAATATTTATCATGGCGCACCGTGAGAACGGGGATGCCAGAATTTAACACAAGTATCCAGAAAAGCAAGGGGTACTAACTGCACTGGGCAAAACAAAGTATCTCCGCTCCACTTTACCTAAGCTTTCCCCCCGGTTTGATTTTACCGGATTTTGACGTTCAGTTTGTATAGACCACATTTATTTTTACTGGATTTCGACACTCAACCCTTTTGTAGGTTTCGTAGGTACCCCCCCCTTTTTTTACGGGATTTCGACGTTCCGCTTAACTCACTTTTTGTTCTAACTATTTGTTTTGTCACGTGTATGTAAATCGTACTGGAAAAATATAGGGGGTGGGGGGTTTGCAATTTGTTAAGTACCCGGGGGGTCTTGTCCGAAATGTGTATACGTTGTACTGACAAAATTTGCATAGGGGGTGGGGGTATTTTTAATTTGCGTAATCGTTTGTGCAGAATAGTGTGTAGTGGAGCGCCGGAGTCCCATGCTGAAATTTGGGTGGGTGGGTGTCGCTAGCCTAACAATGTTAGGTTAATTTTGTTTCCGGCAAATTTGAGTTAGCTATTATTTTGTGGTATAATATGCTCATACACATAAAAACCTATGTGTATCTGGGTTAGGCAGCACCTAACAATGTTAGATTAAAAGGACTAACAGTTATGACAATCAATCAAATAGTCGGCGCGGTATCATCATTAGTTGCTGCAGCGCGTGAGCAGGCAGCGGAAGCGGCGGGGCGTTCGTACGGTGCTGAGCGTGAGTATGCAAAGGCGTTAAATGATGCGTTCGGTGATCTGAGCATTGCATGGTTCACAGTCGAGCACAATGCCAAGGGCGCGGAGGCTGACTTAGTGCATGCTGAAAAGGCGCTGTACTTTAAGGCGTTGCATGCTAAACACCCTTCCGGTAAATACCCTAACCCTTCCGTACCTTGGGCGCGTGTACGCAAGTATGCACAAGAGGAACTCAAGGCGGCTTTCGATACTAACGAAGGCGAAGGCGGCGAAGGCGAAGGCGAGGGTGATTCAGTCGGCGCGAAGCATACTAGATCGTTGTCGTTGCGTATGACTGAGGAACTCACGTTGATCTGGAAAGCCGGACGCAAGGCCGAGAAGGACGGAACTATCCAAACCCGCGAAGCTGCAGCGTTGGTGCAAGTTGGTAATGCGTTGCAAGCATTAGGTCTGGACTTAGCAAGTCTGTAAAATAACCTAGTTTCACTTAACCCGCCGCAAGGCGGGTTTTTTTATTGCCCGCGCCTAACAATGTTAGGTCGGGCTTTTTTGTTGCCTGAAAAACTATGACCAACCAGTTCCCTATGCGGGCGTAGCCACATGATGCCTAACAATGTTAGATCGAGCAATGTTACAAAATACCGATGACCAACCAGTTCCCTGTGCGGGCGTAGCCTTTGTTATGCTTTTCCACTCTGTTACGTTTCAATGTTACGAAATTAAGGGCTTTGTTACGTTTTGTTTTCGCTAAGTCATTGATTTTACAGCAATGTTATATGTTACGTTTATTTTCGCAAGTGAGCAAGGCTAGAAAAGTTTGTTCGAGGTCATCGGCGAGTGCAATTCGCACCACAATAGAAAATCTGCAACCGCTTTATAATATATTTTTCACATAACATTATAACATTACACAACTAAACTCTCTCAAAACGTAGCACCAGCGCGGCTTTTCGAATGTTACGTTTCCTGTTACAAATTGAACTTTTTAACGCTTTTTCCGTAACAGCTTTTGTAACACAGCCACGACTAAAGGTTGACTTGGCTATAACTTTGTGGTATACTATAAGTATAGTGGGAAAACGTAACAAAGCAACACACCCACGACATCGTGCCTAACAATGTTAGGTGCAACAAACGTAACAAAGCCCATTAACAGGAGGGAACATGCAACGCGGACACATTGAGGTATCTAAGTTGTTCCAAGCCAACGGATACATCGTATCTATCTACTCAAACAAAACCGAGCTGTACAACTTTGTCGGTCAAGACGTGCAAGAGCTACTGCAGAAGGCGCAAGTCTGGGCAAACAACCAAGAGCTGCGCATCGTAGCAACCATGCAACTATTCAACTAAGAGGCTAACAATGTTAGGTAACAACGAAGATGCACGTTATCTGTGCGTAGTATGTGGCGGCTTCATTGACCATCAACGCTACCGACTCGGTTACAAGCTGTGCCTACCATGCGGTGAGGATGCAGCCAAACAAGTCAAGCACACAATCGCCCCGATAAACAAAAGCAACTACATGTATATCAGCGACTTATCACAACTGAAACAACTCAACCCCAAGAGGACAACATGAACGAAGCACTACTAGATGAAACACTACGCCGGATGCAGTCCAAGCTATTCGCAACTAAGGACTCGATACCCGAAGCTATTCAGTACGCATACGACGTGATCGACTCGGGCGGTAGTAACAAAGCAGCTATGTACACAGTTGTGCATGTGCTAATGAACACAATCGCCGAGGAAGTCCGGCACATAACAATGTTAGGTGAGGGCGATGAAACAGGAGGTGAGTGATGGAAAAGTTAACACCGAAGCAACTAGCCGAGGTGCTACCAATACTAAAGAAGCTGCGGCTGATGATGCAAGCCGACCCAGACTTGACGCTGCGCATCAAACATTTACTACGAGCACTTGAGGAGGATAGGTGATGGAGAACCGAGACAGGCAGGGCAACTTACTTGCCTTTGCGAACGATTACCAAGAGGGCATGCAGTTGCGTGATTACTTTGCGGCTAAGGCATTACCCGCTTTGATGCCACGATACAGAGAGATGTTTGATTTAAATGTGTTCGAGGATTGGCATGATGATGTTTTACCTGAGATGGCACATGAATCGTACGCATTGGCTGATGCAATGTTGCAAGCAAGAGATGAGAAGTATGGTGTTTGGTTAAAACGTAGGATGGAAAAATACAGGGAGGAAAACAAATGAAACCACGTAATCACGTAGCCCGAGCGCAACAGTCGGGAGCAGGTAAGCACAAGGACAAGAACGATACGGCTATGGAGCTAGCACTACGCCGAGCGTTTGAGGAAGCGAAAGATATTATGCGCGAGCGTAATGCAATGACAACACCTAACAATGTTAGGAGGGGGAAGCATGGATAAGGACGAGTTGCTGCTCTGGGCAATGGTAGTTATGGCTATATTCTTGGCGTATTTAGTAGCCTTTGAGGGGGTGTGATATGAGCGGGTTTGCAACGATAGGCCGACTTGAACGGCTGAGGGATTACCGAGAAGCGGAGTTGTTCTACAACAGCGTGACACCCATACGTGGCAGGGCTGAAGTAATCAAACCGCTAGGTGCGCGACGTGATGCTGACAAGTACCAGATTGTTAAGGGTGGTAATGATGTGTTCGGTCACTTTTATGCGGCTAAGTTATACAACACATACGTCGTTAAGTTTAGGGAAGATGGCGAGATCGTAATCAATACAGGCGGGTATAACACAGCGTTGACCATGCAGTTTATTGCTGAGGTCTTAGGGATAGGTGCGAATAGACAACGAGGTAGTAATGTTTTCCGCATTAGCGGTGAGAACTACATCACCAAAGGCAACGACGAGCTACGCATAAAGCACATAGGCAACGGACAGTTTGACATCATCAGCGAGAACAAACACTTCCACTATGTGATTAACCGTAGCGGGGCTAACAATGTTAGGAAGCGTACCGCTGACTTCCGAGGTTACTTGAAGGGCTTCATATCCCTGCGTACACAGGAGGTTAAGAAGTATGGAAACGCCTACGAGATGGTGTGCGTACCGAGGACTGAGTTCGCCGAGATATTTGGTACACGAGTGGAAGAAGATTGGAGTGGTAAGGAGATTTCCTTACTTAAGTCTGATCGCTTTCATTACCTGACGGACAAACGGCATAACTATACGAAGTTTATGGAGAACAGCCGAGCGTTAGACGCATTGGCAAGATCAAGTGACACGCAGGACTACTACATTGCAGCAATGATGCTGTGTGCGGGGGCATCGCATGAGACGTTCGTGAGACTAGACACCAAAACAGAGGAGCACTTGCGAGTTATGCCGAGCGGCATCATCGAGACGTTCGACGAGTCACAGTTCAAGCTGTATGCAAGCGAGGTGCTGACGATGGTTGAGGTAGGTAAGGGCAAAGTGCCTAACACTAAGTACGACAGTTGGGCTGACCCAACGCCTAGTGATAACGAGTACAGCAGAGACAACGACACTTTAGTAATCAAGGTGTGACTAAAGGTTGAAGTTAGTATAACAATGTGGTATAATATAATAGTGGGAATTCAACCACTAACAACGCCGCCTAACAATGTTAGGTATAACAACGTAGTGCAAACAAGTCCATTAACAGAAGGAGCTAACAATGGCTGAAGTAACTTTCGGTAAGACAATTTCCCTAGATCAAGCTGTCTCTTTGATCGTGAGTAACCCTGAACTTAGGTTCATGTTACGTGGCGAGCCGGGGATAGGTAAGAGTTGGATGCTAGAGGTTATCGCTTCAAAGCTAGGCTATGGTCACGCATACATTGACGTGCCTAACTTAGACTTGGGCGACATCGCAATGCCAGTCATCAACCACGAGACAAAGACTACCCACTACTACCCTAACGCTAGGTTCGGACTGCATGACGGTAAGCCTATGGTCATTATGCTTGACGAGTTCAGTAAGGGAGCCGACCCAGTAAAGCACATGCTGCATCCGATGCTAGAGAAAGCTAACCCGCGACTCGGTGACATACCGATACCTAACAAAACCATAGTCTTTATGACAGGTAACTTAGCTACTGACGGCGTAGGCGATACGCTGAAGGCACACACTCGCAATCGTATCGTGGAGGTACACGTGCAGAAACCTAATGCAGACCAATGGGTAGCGTGGGCTATTGAGAATGACGTAGAGGCTGAGGTCATTGCGTGGGTATCACGCTATCCGCACGTATTGGCTAGCTATACCGACCCTGCGCAATCAGAGAATCCGTACATCTTTAACCCAAAGCGTGCACAAGCTGCGTTCGTATCACCACGTTCGTTGGTAACAGCATCTAACATTGTTAGGACACGTTCGCAGAACCATCCTGATGCAATCATCGCTGCGTTGACTGGTGCTATTGGCGAGAGTGGTTCGCGTGACATGCAAGCGTACATCGAGTTCTCGGATCAGTTGCCGACATGGGAGCAGACTATTGAGCACCCTATGACTACGAAGATACCCACAGACCCAGGGGCTTGCGCAATCATTGTGTTCGGTGCAATCGCACGTATCACTAAGGAGAACATCACACCGTTCATGCAATACCTCGCACGAATGGATGCCGAGTGGCAAGCCGCGTTCGTAATCAATACAGCTAAGTCAGAAACTAAACAACAAATTGCATTTACGTGCAAAGCGTTTAGCGACTGGGTTGCTAAGAACATGGACATCATTTGATAGGGGAGCCTAACAATGTTAGAGCATGTGTACTACTGGGCGTGGCGTGAGGAGGACAACCCACAGAGTTACGCCACACCTGATGACAAGAAGCTGTATCGAGTCTTTAGAGCATCGAAGAGTAGTACTCGGGGTATACCTTTAACTGAGACTATGAGTAGGGAAGAAGCAAAACAGAAGTGCGAAGAGATAGTTAAATTAACTCAAGGGAAGGAAATTAAATGAGCGAAGAACGCCGTTTGCAGAAGGCCAAGATCAGCCTAATGCGTAGTGAAAGGTTCGCGTTGTTTAGCGGCATCCTAATGGTTGGGCGTACGTCAGTAGACGATAACGTGCCGACTGCATGTACCAACGGGCGCGACGAGCGGTATGGTCGTGAGTTCGTTAAGAAGTTGAGAGACCCCGAGCTTGCGTTTGTTGTGATGCACGAGGGCATGCACAAGTGTTATCGACACCTAACTACGTGGCGCAAGCTATACGAGGAGGATAAGGTGTTAGCTAATGCTGCATGTGACCACGTGATTAACCTACAACTACGTGACCTTGACCCCGAGGAGAAGATCATAGCGATGCCGAGGTATCGGGATGGTGAGAAGAAGGGTGAGTTCATGGGCTTGATTGACGAGCAGTATCGTGGCATGAACGCCAAGCAAGTGTTCGACCTACTAAAGCAGAAGTATGGGCGTGGAGGTGGTGGCGGTGGTGAGAACTTTGATGAGCACGATTGGGATGGAGCCAAAGAACTTACCGAAGAAGAGAAGAAGAAACTCGAACGCGACATTGACGTTGCTGTGAGGCAAGGACTAATGACGCACGAGAAAATGGTAGGGAAGGGAACTGGTGGGATTTCTCGGGAACTTGAGCAATTGCTCGAACCAAAAATTGATTGGCGTGAGGTGTTGCGTGAGTTCGTTAAATCTACGTGCCGAGCAAGAGACACGTCATCATGGCGTAGACCGAACCGGCGCTATCTGGCTACGGATACGTACATGCCTAGCATGATCGGGCAGCGCGTTGGACACTTGGTTATTGCTATCGACACATCAGGTTCGATTGGTGGTGACGAGTTGGCTGAGTTCTTATCCGAGGTGAAAGGTATTGCCGAAGAAGTTAATCCTGAGAAGGTTGACTTGCTGTACTGGGGCACGAGTGTTGAAGGGCATGAGGAGTATAGCGATGCGGACGTGGCTAACATTGTTAGTTCAACCAAGCCAATTGGTGGAGGTGGTACTGCACCTAGCTGTATTTCAGAATACATAGCCGAGAACAAGATCGACCCCGAGTGCATCATCGTGCTGACTGATGGGTATGTTGGTGACGATTGGGGTAGTGAGTGGAACGCGCCGTTGCTGTGGGTGATTACTGGAGGTAACAAAGTAATGGCTGCACATGGCAAGACTATTCATGTGGAGAAGTGATGGGCAAAGTTAAGGTAGGAGGTATTCATACGATGAGGCAGCGACTTGCTGAAGCGTACGAACGTCAATCCAAGATCACGTATTACCGCATCGAGGACATTGACGGTACGTTCATGATAGCAACTACGCCTAATAGAGGTATCGTCAAGACTAACTTAACCGAAGCCGAGTGCAACGCATGGATGCGCATACTTATGGGGGGTGAATAATGGCAATAATAACCCTACAGCAAATGAAACAGGCTGCGTTAGCTATTCTGAACCAAAGTTTTGCTCAGAGTTACCCGCCGACTATTGAGTATCACGCTAGGCGTACCGATGATAACCCGAAGGTATGGAAGGTGGTGGAGCTAACAATGTTAGGTAAAGAAGTAGTAAATATGAAGGAGCTTGCGACTGACTTGAAACGTAACCGAGCAGAAGCATTAGTAAGACTGTTACGTAATAACCAGAAAGATGGGAGCTAATTATGAGCATAGCAGCTAGCGCAGTATTGGTTGAGCTAAACATTTCCGTTTGGCCTGCAAAGAAAGTAGATCGTGAGACAACGGATCGTGTCAATGCTAACGCATCGGCAGTACATGACGCATCGCAGACCAAGAAGAATTTGTTTGCGGGTACGAGCATGCGTAGTGACATCGAGAAGTTCGCCGCACGTGTTCGTTTATTCCACAACCAACACACATTACCGTGGGCTGACAAAGGTGAGCGACTGTTACCAACTAAGTTGTTCATGGACTACAAGCAAACGATGGATGGGTTCGAGCGTACGTTCGAGATCATGTGCGACAACTTCTTTACTGCATACCCTACGTTAGTACAACAAGCACAGGGCAGTTTAGGTGCTATGTATAAAGCCGACGACTATCCTGATATTGACGAAGTACGAGGGAAGTTCGGGTTCAGACGTGCGACCAACCCACTACCAGAGGCGGGAGACTTCCGACTGGACGTAGGCAACGATGCACTAGAGGAGATAAAGCAGGAGTATGCGCGTAAGTTTGATGAGCGATTAGCTGACGCTATGCGTTCGCCGTGGGAGAGACTGCATAAAATTCTCGCAGACATGAGTGCCAAGCTGACCGACAAGGAAGGCGAGGATGGTAAGAAGCGTTACCACGATACTCTGATTACTAACGCACAGGAAATGTGCGACTTGCTGACTAAGTTAAACATTACCAACGATCCGAAGCTAGAGCAAGCACGTAAGTCATTGGAGCTAACAATGTTAGGTGTAGATATTGCCGACATCAAAGAAAGCCCAGTAGTACGTAGCGATGTGAAGAACAAGGTCGATGACATTCTTAAACGCTTTGATTGGTAAGGGGGAAGTATGGGATACCGAAGTGATGTAGCTGCTGTGTTCTATGCAAAAAACATAGAGGACATGCCAGTAATAAAGCTGTGGCTAGAAGAGAACTTCCCTATAGATACGTTTGCACAGAGTATACGGTGGTTCGCTAAGGGTATGGTGTTTAACGAAGAGAATGTTAAATGGTACGACAACTACCCTGAAGTTATGGCGTTCGAAGAAGCAAGGGATAAATTCATAGACTTGTTCTGTGATGACAAAGAAGGCGCGGTTGTAGGTGCGTTCGAGTTCATACGTGTAGGTGAGCAGTACGACGATGTTGAAACCGATTATAGAGGTGACTATGACTGTTTACTTGAGTGTAATCGTTCGATAAGTGTATCCGCATGAGGCTAAGTCAACTAACAAGTAGGAAGTGGGCAGTTATGAAGCCAAGAGGATGGAGTCAAGGAAAACAACTTGCTCGTATTGCCAATTCATTCATAGCACAAGGCAGACTCTACAACGTCAAGAAACATTCGGCGCGTAGTAAATACAGGGGGTATTACATCGTTGAGTTGAAAGGATCATTATTAAGTAGAGAGTTCAAGGTAGCCAAGAACCTAACAAAAAAACAAGCAGTAGCGTGGATAAAACTATTGAAGGGGTTGTAATGAACAACATAGCAAAACTATCGAACGTGAAGTACAGCGAGAAGTTTGACGAACATAGAAGAGCTAACGTACCCATAGACTCGCCGAGTCTATTACATAGCGTTGTGTGGGAGCTTGCTACTAGGAACCCACAGTGGGTTTTCTATGTGAACGCAGGGATCAAGACAGGCCGAGACATATTCAGGGCTGAAGCGTTCGATGTGAAACTAGACGATGAGATTATCGGTTCGCTGCATCACGTGTATTACCGAGGCGACTACTGCGTGGGTGTATCTAACCAACGTATCGGTAAGATGATGGATCACGGAACCATGACGCGCACTAAAGATATATCTAAGGCACTACAGGTAGCTAGGAAACATTTCAGTAAACGTAATCAGACTGAGGTAGTTGATGAGGCACACAAACAAGCTAAGGACTACTTAGCTAATGTGAACTTCACCCATGACCGCAAGCTACGAGATGCTAAGGAACCGTTCGATGTACTAGCCAAAGAGTTTGCGTATGAAGCAGGGATGGATGTGTTCAAGGCTTATCTAAATACAAAAGTAAATGGTGGTCAATTGCTACATAACCTTGAGCAAATGTTTAACATCTGGGCAGAAAAACACATAGTTGAGCAGGTTCAGAAACAATTCAGGGTGGGTATGGCTTGCGTTGTGGTATTAAATGGTGGTACATATATCGTTAGGAACCAAGCAAACGAGGTAATCAGTAGGTATACCGATGAGGACTTACCTGAGTTCATGCGTATGAGGATTGGTTTGCTAAAGCTAGTACGTGAGGGGCAAGTGGTGAATAACGTAGGGTTCCGAGCTAGTGATACGACATTCATAGTACTTACGAATCGGGAGGAGACATGTTAGTAGACGGTAAATTTTTTAAGGAAGAGCCGCCAAAAATAGGGGCAAATTGGATACCTAAGTACAAGGACGATCTGATTACCCCAGAGGAACGGATTGTTCAGGATGCGTTGCTAGGTGTACGTAGCCCTGAGTTCTCAGTATTTGCACGAGTGTTTGGAAAAATTTTAAAAATCTAGGGAGGAAGCATGGACATACTACCGCACAGAGAATACATCAAAAAATTCTTGGCGCAGCAAGAGCCTTTGATTGGGCGCATTGAAGCTATCACTACCAACGAAGGTGCGCACATTGATTTAAATAACATGAACGACGAAGAAGCAAGGATTGCCGCCGAGTACTTCATGTTGTTGGGCGTGCCCACGTTCGAAGGCAAAGCGGGGAAATGATGGAGACATATTCTTTTCTTACGTTTATAGGCGGCATACTTGTGGGTATGGGTGTAGCTGTACTACTAACCGTTTTAGCTATGGTTATATGGAGCAGACGTGATGGAGGATAAAAAGTTTTGCACTTCATGTCAGATGCACAAGCCAGTCGAAGGAGGTATGGTGCAAAGGACAAAGACAACTAGGTGGAAGTGTAAAGGTTGTCTTACCAAGAAAGCCCCTAGCATTTATACAAAAGTAATGAAGGAGGCTTTGTATGACCACAGGGATTGAAGAACTAAAGGTAATAAAAAAACGGAAAGGGCGGGGCGTAGGCAAGAAACCCGCACTATTCTGTACGAGCTTGCGACTGCCAAAGGATGTGATGAATTACTTTAACCAACACTTCCCATACACGAAGCAAGCGAAGATGAGGGAAATTCTTGCCGACTATGTAAAACAACAAGGAGCTAATTAGCTATGGAAACAAAGAAGAAAGTAGGTAGGCCAAAAGGTAGTAAAAATAAAGTATCACGCGCAAAGCGTATGGCGGCTAAAGTAAAACATACTAAGGCTGAGCTTATCCGTAAGTACGCAACCACATTCCCTAACGCAAGGCCATCAGAAATTGCTAGATACTATGGGTATACACGTCAGTACGTTATCCAAGTGTTATGGGCATGGCGTAAGAAGAACGCGGGTATTACTCCTGCTAAGTATGTGCACGAAGTAACTACGGATGAAATGAAAGCGCACATGAACGAACACATAGAACTGCACAAGGAAATAACTAAAGATATGGTTAACAACCCGCCGCACTATACACAGGGTGGGATTGAGACTATTGATTTCATTGAAGCTAAAGCGTTGTCTTACAACTTGGGTAATGTAGTTAAATACATTACACGTGCCGATCACAAGGGCAACAAGGTTGAGGACTTAATGAAAGCACGTTGGTATCTTGACCGAGAGATTACTAATTTAACACCGCCGTTAGCCTAACATTGTTAGGTGCAACGTCGAGCCGCCTTAGGGCGGCTTTTTTATTTTCTGAAACACTCTTGACAAAGTACAGTCTTATGTTATATTTGTGATGTGCTTTGATACGTTAGGAGTATACGCATGGCAGCAACCCCAGAAGCGAAAGTTAAGAAGAAGGTTGTTGACATACTTAAAGGTCATGGGGTGTATTACTTTTTCCCCGCGACACATGGATACGGCAGGTCAGGTGTACCCGACATAGTGTGTTGTATTAACGGTAGATTCGCAGCCTTTGAAATTAAAGCTGGTAACAATCAACCGACTGCATTACAGGAGAGGGAGATACGTTTGATACAAGAGACTAAGGGTATAGCCGCAGTCATAAGAGAAACCAACATTGACTTGGTGACTACAATCGTTAAGGAGCTAACGCATGCCAAAGAAGGAGATAGTTAGGTATCACCCTTGTGAAGCAGTGATGCTACTAATGCAGCGCATGGAGTCAAACCCCGAAGAGTTTAGGTTAGACACCGGCAAGTGGGCGAACCTACTTGCACATATCAAGAAGCGTGTAGTGGACAAAAACGCCGATGCTTTTATTATCTTAGATGACTTTGAAGCTGAGATGGTGTGGAATAAATTTAAAGCAGCGGGTAAAAGAGAACTACATACATTCGTAATGCAAAAAATATTAGAAGGGAATGAGAAATGAGCGATGAATTTTGCGCGGGGGTACAGATACTACTAAAGCGGTTGGAGACTAACCCTGAAGAGTTTAAGGAAGAACATGGTAAATGGTCGAGTATACGCAACGCTGTGTTTGAGTACAAGGAACGTGGTGAGCGCGGCGCATGGCTGCGTGGGTTAAAAGAGCCAGAGATAGATGCGTTGTATGAAAAGTTCAGCGCACTTCATAGAGGTGTGATCGACGAGTGGGTGATGAAGCAAGTGCTAGCTGAGCCAGAAGAAGAGCTTAAATACAGAGCTACAGAGAGATACGCGCATAGTTGGAATGACCCACGTATGCTGCAAAACGCTGTACCCGCCGGAAGCTTTGTTACTGTGGGTGGTAGTGGAGGTGGAGGTAGTGGGGGCGTGTTGATACAAAACAGTACGCAAGCTAAACCCGAGTCCGTTATGAGCAAAATTAAAAGAGAGCTTGGTCTGTGAAAATAATCACAATAGATTTTGAGACGTACTACGACAAGGACTTCAGCCTAAGCAAGCTGACTACTGAGGAATACGTACGTGATGAGAAGTTTGAAGTTATCGGCGTAGGAGTTAAAGATGGTGACAATGAATCGGTCTGGTGTAGCGGCACGAACGAAGAGATCAAGGCTTTCTTGGATTCTTATGAGCTTCAAGAACATCTTGTTCTCGCCCATAACGTTATCTTTGATGCTGCTATTCTTACTTGGCACTTTGGTATTAGCCCTCGCGGGTGGCTTGACACGCTTAGCATGGCACGTGCTATCCATACTACCGAAGTGGGAGGTTCCCTTGCGGCCTTGGCACAGTACTACGGAGTCGGGGAGAAAGGAACCGAAGTTGTTGCCGCTCTCGGAAAGCGTCGAGCCGACTTCACCAAGCAAGAGTTAGCAGACTACGGTGGCTATTGCTGTAACGACTGCGACCTTACGTATGACATTTTCCAACTTATGTCCAACCAGTTCCCTAAGAAGGAACTTAGGTTAATTGATCTGACGATCAGGATGTTTTCGGAGCCGGTGCTGCGTTTAAACGTGCAGGCTTTGCGTGGGCATTTAGTTTCCGTACAGACAAAGAAAACTAATTTGATGTTGAAAGTTCACATCGAGCGCGATCAGTTGATGAGCAATGAAAAACTAGCAACGACCCTAACAATGTTAGGTGTGGTTCCCCCTCGTAAGGTTAGCCCAACTACAGGTAAAGAGACGTGGGCATTTGCTAAGAACGATGAAGAGTTTAAGGCTTTGCTTGAGCACCACGACCCTGACGTTCAAGCTCTGGTCGCGGCCCGACTCGGAGTTAAGTCTACGTTAGAAGAGACTAGGACTGAGCGGTTCATCAGTATTGGGCAGCGGGGGGCTTTGCCAGTGCCACTACGTTACTACGCTGCACACACAGGACGTTGGGGTGGCGACGATAAACTGAACTTACAAAACTTACCACGAGCATCTCCGTTGAAGTACTGCATCGTAGCACCAGCAGGTTACATGCTTGTGGATTCTGACTCATCCCAAATCGAAGCACGTACGCTAGCTTGGCTTGCAGGGCAGAATGATCTGGTATCAGCCTTTGAAAGGGGTGAAGATGTTTACAAAATTATGGCCTCAGCCATCTATGGCAAACCAGAAGCGTCGATTACGAAGGACGAGAGGTTCGTTGGTAAGACAACGATTCTGGGCGCAGGGTACGGCATGGGCGCGGCCAAGTTTCAAGCGCAACTTAAAACATTTGGCGTGCAAACTCCGTTGGATGAGTGCAAACGCATTATTGAGGTCTACCGCAGGACTTACCCGCGTATCCCCGAACTTTGGAAAGAAGCTGCAAAGAGTCTTGAAGCTGTGGAGCGTAACGCGTCGACTACGCTAGGCCGAGACGGAATACTGAAAGTTGAAGGAGCAAAGGGCATCAGGCTTCCGAACGGCTTGTATATTAAATACCCTAACCTGCGTACACAGAATGTTGATGGCAAAGCCGAGATGGTCTACGACGTGAAGAAAGGTAGAGCACTTATACCCAACCGCATCTATGGCGGTAAGGTTGTGGAGAATGTATGCCAAGCATTAGCGCGAATCATAATTGGTGAGCAGATGCTAGTAGTAGCGAAGAAGTATAAGGTTGCGATGACGGTGCACGATGCTATCTGTTGCGTGATTCCTGAAGCTGAAGCGCAAACAGGTAAAGAGTTCGTTGAGATGTGTATGCGTATTCGACCCGATTGGTGTTTAGAACTCCCATTAAATTGTGAAGCCGGTGTTTCTGATACGTACGGAGGTTGTTGATGATTGTTGAAACGATTGACTATAGAAAAGTATTTGCTTGGATTAACAACGTATGGGCAAAGTCATTAGCTGCGGTGCTGATGTTTTGGATTGGTATATGGCTAGGCCAAGTTCAAGTTGAAGGCAGGGTGATTGGTGACTGCAAGTACGCAGGAGCTTTTCGTGTAGCGCATGAAGCGTTCGTATGTCAGAGAAGAATGTGATTAAGGCGTACTACAAGAAGCTGTACTACGTTAGGTGCAGGTGGATAGATTTCCCTGATGGTGGTGGAAGGAATTACATAGCAACGCCATCACTAGCTAGAGCTATCCGCATGAATAAAAAACTTAAACGCGGCGTGCGGCAGATTGATGTACGAGAACGTGGGAATAGAAACCCCTACGTATTACATAACAGTTGGTTATAGGAGAAGAACACATGACCGACCGCGAACTATTATTAGATGCTTGTTATGCGTATGAGGCTTTAGCCGGTCTTGGTGGGATGTCAGATAGGCATAGAGAAGCATACAAAAAACTCCGCGCCAAACTAAGCGAACCTGAACGCAAATGGGTAGGGCTGACGGAAAAAGAAACGATTGATCTTGCGCTTAATGCTTTTGCTCTTCCTGAAGTATCTCTTGAACAACGGTTACATTTACAGTTTGAACTAGTCAAAGCTATGAACGAACCAGACAGCCGTTTGATGATTTTTGCCGCGACTATAGAAGATAAGCTAAAGGAGAAAAATGCATGAAACCGTACGCCCTTTTGCTTTCGTTACTTATACCGCTAGCCCATGCCGAGTGGGTAAAGGTCGAGGGGCTTGAGCATTTTGGGCCTGAAACTGCGGAGAAAGCAGCGTGTCGTGCAGCAGAGAACAAAGCTATCAACACCGCAGTGCAGAAAGTATCTGGAGAGGCGGTAGCTACATCGCAGTATTTAGTATGTAACGATTCACGTGCGGACGTATGCCAATTACTTATGTCCTCGATGACACATACTGAAGGTGTTGTAGCAGGGCTAAAGAAAATAAAAGAAGAAGTTGTATCACGTACTTGTTATGTTGCTTTGGAAGTGGATGTTGTTAAGGATGATGGTGATACAGACGTTTCTTTTGACCCAGAGATAAGAATGTCTCAGTCACGCTTAAGAGATGGTGAGCGTTTTAAAGTACTAATCAAACCAAACAAACCTTTCTACTTAAACATATTTATATTCTCACCGTACGCAAGTGAGCATAAGCAGTTGATGCAGCTTTTTCCAAGCGATATAGAAGAGAGCAGAGTCTTTGATATAGATATGGAGTTTCCTACTACGTCAGTCTATACAGCTAATATCCCAAAAGGATTGCGTGTTGAAATAGCCGACGCGGTTTTAATAGCAGTGGCAACAAAGAAAGAAGTGATACTAAGAAAAAACTTTTCACTCGCCGAGTTCAATAGGCGTATGCGAGAAATACCAAAGAAAGAACGCCGGATTATACGTATTCCCTTTTCTATATGGGCTTTGCGTCCGGAATACACAATGAAGGGGGAATGATGAATAGCACTATGTGGATTATAGAAATTTTAAAAGTTGTCGGATGCTTTGTATTGTTTGGGTGCAATAGTCCCAAGCCGGGATCATACGAAGCAATGAAGGAAGAAAGGCTTGAGGTTAAGAAGGAAATGGTAAAGACGTTAGAAGCCGCGCCTTCTTGGTACACCAAGCCCCCAAAAGATACGGACATTCTGTATGAGAAAGCGTCTGCTAAGTCTGGCGATATGCAGATGGCGATTAACAAAGCCACTACGCTAGCACGTGCACAACTTGCGTTGTCTATTCAAAACGAAATAAACGCAACGATGAAGTTGTACGCAGACGACAACGGACAAGAAGCAGCAGTTATTACATCGCAGGATGCCATACTTGCAAACCTGACAGGGGTGCAGGAAGAGGATACTAAGATAGTTGTAGAGGGTGATAAGTACGTAGCTTACGTGCTAATCCGTTACCCCATAGGTGAGTTTAATAAGCTACTAACGCAGAAGCTCAACACAAACGCTAACGTGAAGACCAAGCTACGCGCAAAGAAAGCGTTTGATGATTTGGAAAAAAAGATTGAAGAAGCTAGGCTACGAAAGGAACAAGAATGAGTATCGTATGGTCGTTTAGTAGCCTTAAGACTTTCCAACAGTGCCCACGCAAGTACTACCATGCGAAGGTTGCTAAAGATATAAAAGAGCAGGACAGCAAAGCAACGCTATACGGTAAACAGATGCACTTGATTGCCGAGGAGTACATCAGAGATGGTACGCCTATACCCCCTGCGTTTGATTACCTTAAGCCTACGTTAGATATGTTAGCTGCAATCCCCGGGGAGAAGTTGTGTGAGGTAAAGCTCGGCCTGACCCGCGACCTGAAAGCCTGCGACTTTGATGCCCCTGATGTGTGGTGGCATGGCATTGCCGATTTGGTAATACTTAATGAAGAAAAGGGGCTTGCACATTCGGTTGACTACAAGACCAGTAAGAGTGCACGATATGCGGATACTAAGCAATTGGACTTGGTGGCAGCAGGTATTTTTGCTAAGTATCCGAAGATCAAACGAATCAAGTCAGCGTTGGTGTTTGTGGTTAGTAAAGAGTTTGTGAAAACCGACCACGACAAAGAAAAAGAGTCGCGGTACATAGCGCAAGTAGTACCCGACATTAAACGTATCGAGATAGCACTACAAAATAATGTATGGAACCCAGTAAGTGGGCCACTATGCAAATTCTGTGCCGTAACCCAGTGTGAATATAACAGGAGCTAACATGGATGAAAAAGAAGCGGCGGCATATATAAAGCTGCAAGAAAACGTGCAAGAGTTAATAGTCAGTTCCGTATACGGAGAGCTTTTAGCAAACCCGCACGGGATGCTAGCAAACCACATAAAAATGCTTTTACAGCAAACAATAAAAGACGAGATGAAGCAGTACCGCGTAGTCCGCATGGGACAGACAGCCACATACTAAGGAGCTAACTATGGAAAACCATCAAATTGATTCAGCACTTTTACTTGAGAATGAACTTAAGCGTCGCGTTAAAGAAATTGTTACTGCTCAAATTGAAGAGGCTTTAGTTAAACACGTTGGCGGAATTATTCGCCAAGAGAAAGAATCTTTAATTTTTGAAATAGCTACAGGGGTAGGTAAGATAATTAGGTTAGCCGAGGAAGAAGGTCGCAAACCATTGTGGCAAACTACACCCGAAGAATTTGGTATGACAAAAGAAGAACTTAACCGATCACACATGAGTCGTAATGTTGAAATTCCAGACTTGGAGTTAAAAAAGGAGATTGATGATGCCGTACGTAAACAAACCTAGACCATACAAGAAAGAATATCAACAGCAATTATCCCGAGGCGAAGCCGACGAGCGCAAAGAACGTGAACGTGCCCGAGCACTAATTGACAAGAAGGGCAAAGACGCAAACGGTAACGGCAAAGCCGATGCACGTGAAGGTAAAGACGTTGCACACGTGAGAGCATTGTCAAAGGGTGGATCAAACAAAGATGGGTTGCGTGTGGAGTCAGCCTCCGCTAACCGTTCGTACCATCGTGGATCAAACCATAAAGTTGTATCCGAGACGAGTACAAGAGAACGAAAGAAAAAATGATTCTACAAGACTACGACTGGCCGAGGCCGTTTGGTTTTACTCCATTTGACCATCAGAAACAGACTGCTGAGTTCTTGATAAATAACCGCAAGTCGTTTTGCTTTAACGAGCAGGGCACAGGTAAGACCGCATCTGTTATATGGGCGGTGGATTACTTGATGACCAAGGGTATCGTGAATCGAGTCTTAATAGTCTGCCCTCTCTCCGTGATGCGTTCGGCTTGGCAAGAAGATTTGTTTAAGTTTGCTGTTCACCGTACGGTAGCAGTGGCACATGGTTCAGCCGAGAAACGTAAAGAAATTATCAAGGGTGGTGCTGAGTTCGTCATCATTAACTTTGATGGAGTAAAGATTGTTAAAGATCATTTAGTAGCAGCTAAGTTTGATCTTGTCGTAGTCGATGAAGCTTCAGCGTATAAGAACGCTATGACGGATCGTTGGAAAGCATTGCGTGACATAAACAAAACTGCCAAAGGGTTGTGGATGCTAACGGGTACTCCCGCTGCGCAGTCACCGGTAGATGCGTATGGCTTAGCTAAGTTAGTCAACCCTACTGGCGTGCCTATGTTCTTTGGGCAGTACCGCGATATGGTGATGACAAAGATCAGTGAGTACACATGGATACCTAAGCCGACAGCTAAGGAAACAGTACACCGTGTACTGCAACCCGCGATTCGATTTGAGAAAGCTCAGTGTCTTGACCTACCTCCGGTTACGCACATAGATCGAGATGCACCGATGACGCCGCAGCAGTTTAAGTATTATTTCACCATGAAGAAGCAGATGATTATTGAAGCTGCTGGTGAGGAGATTAGTTCTGTCAACGCTGCTGCCAAATTAAATAAGCTTTTGCAGATTGCTGGTGGCGCAGTATATACGGACAGTAAAGAAGTTATTGAATTTGATGTCAGCAACCGATTAAAAGTAGTGCATGAAGTTATTGAAGAAGCGAGCCAAAAAGTATTGGTGTTTGTGCCGTTCACGCACACGCTTGAGTTATTGAAAAAGTATTTAGAAAGCAAAAGCATTAGCTGCGAAATTATTAATGGTTCGGTATCCGCCAACCGCCGAGCAGAGCTAATCAAAGAATTCCAGAGTAAACCAGACCCTCACGTACTGTTGATTCAACCACAAGCTGCATCGCATGGACTAACACTTACTGCAGCCGACACAATCATCTGGTATGCACCGACTACAAGCGTAGAGACATACTTGCAAGCTAACGCACGTATTGATCGCCCTGGACAGAAACACAACATGACTATTGTGCACATCATTGGTAGCCCAGTAGAGGCTAAGGTGTACAAACTGTTGCGTAGCAACATCGACAACCACGAAAAAATAATTGACCTATATCGTCAAGAACTTGAAAACAACTCTTGACATTGTAAAGTCTTGTGTTATATTCGTTGTTCGCCCCAGCTACAGGTGGGCTAAAACAGTAGCAGCGGGGGCTAGGTCTTTCCTTCAAAGTTTACTTAGTGACCCCGTACTTTTAATTAGAGGAGAATGAAATGGACGAAGTGTTAGAAGCCCCCACGGAAGTAATCCCCCTTGATACGTTGACTAAAGTCTACATAAAGATTCGGGATAAACGTGCGCAGATGAAACGTGAATTTGAAGATAAAGATTCAACATTAGAAGAACAAATGAAACAGATAGAAGCAGAGATGCTTGAAGTCTGTAAGCAAAATAGTGCGAGTAGCATACGTACAGAACATGGCACGATCATTCGTCAAACCAAGTTACGCTATTGGACTAATGATTGGGATTCAATGTATACGTTCATAAAAGAGAACGCTGCATTTGGCCTGTTGGAGAAGAGACTTCATCAAACACACATGAAGGAGTTTCTTACCGAGAATCCAGATAAGTTCCCTATGGGGCTTAATGTGGAAAGTGAATATACCGTGGTTGTTAGACGTTCTTCGTGAGGATAATATGAGTAACCTAGCTTTAGTATCACAAGATTTACCTGACTTCCTGCAAGCTGCAGGTATCAGCGAATTAACCAAGACCCTAGTCGGCAAGACGGGCGTAAAACGTATCGTTCCTAAAAACGGTATCTTCCGCAAGCTTGTTGGCGGCGAAGAGATGGGTAAAACTAGCGGCCCTTTAAAGGCTGTGATTATCAACGCATCTCCAGCCGTAGGCCGTATTTTCTACGCAAAGGCTTGGTCTCCTGATTCTGAACCTGCTGCACCGGACTGCTTCTCTAACGATGGCCGTACACCTGATAAAGGTGCGCAGTCTCCTGTTGCAGATCGTTGCGATAGCTGCCCGAACAACATCAAAGGTTCAGGTCAAGGTAGTTCAAAAGCTTGTCGCTATTCTCGCCGACTAGCACTTATGTTGTTGGATGATTTTGGTACTCCGCTAGAAGGCGAAGTCTATCAAATGAACTTAGCATCTAAGACTTTGTTTGGTGAAAACGTAGGCGACAAGTATACGTTTGAGAACTACGCGAAGTACCTTGCTAACAACGGCAAGAGCGTAGATTGGTTCGTAACCGAACTTAGCTTTAACACAGACAACGACAATCAGTCAGTTCTGTTTGAAGCTGTAGGTCACATCAACAAAGCTATATACGAAGTAACTCAGCCAGCATCGCAGCGTGATGACGTTAAGAAGATGGTTGTTATGACTCCGTATCAAGCCGACGCTAGTGGCCGTGCACTCCCTGCTCCTACTAAAGAAGACAAGGAAGAGTTTGAAAGTGCTCCGGTTGTTGAGCCTAAGAAGCGTGAAAGTAAGAAAGCTGCTGAAGCACCTGCGGTTAAGCAGAGTCTTGATTCTGTAGTTAAAGCATGGAGTGATGAGGACTAGTATGAGTTATGGGTACAGTCAGCGCCTTATAGAAGCTATACATTCTGCAGACCCTAAGTTGCTGAGTGTCACCCTTGGACGACTCTGTTTAAAATTAGACATCCCAGTCAATGATGTTGCACAAGACTTGGGGGTAAGCCGTGCTACGGTTTACAACTGGTTTTGGGGAATCTCAAAGCCAGACCCCAAGAGAAGTGTTCGCATTTCCGAATACATCTATAAGTTAAAAAATAGTAAGTAAAAATTACAAGCGTTGGGGAGTTTGCTCCCCTTCTTAGGCCCTCTTTCCCCTAAAATTCTATGCCTACTTTTGACCTACTTGACGCTGTACTACCCCCTGAAGGGCGGTATTGCGTACTGGGGGTAGGTAAGTATGTAGACCAGACATTCTGGAATACACGCAAAGAAGTTGAGGCACAAACACAAAAGTTGGTTGATGGAGGCTTTGATGCGTACTTTGGTTGCGCAAAGTTTGGAGCCGCTAATAACCGCACACACAGTAACGCCCAACATTTCCGTGCGCTATGGATGGATATTGATTGTGGGCCGACTAAAGGTGTCCCTAACGAAAAAGGAATTATCCAAGGCTACCTGACCCAAGAGGAAGGGATGGTTGAGTTCCGGAAGTTTTGCAAGGCGTACAAACTGCCTCGGCCTATATTGGTCAACTCCGGATATGGAATACATGCGTACTGGCTACTTGAAGAAACTATCAACCGCCAAATGTGGGAGCCGTTGTCTAATCGGCTATGTGAACTTTGTGTTGAACATGGGTTGATCGTTGACCCATCTGTGTTTGAAGCTTCTCGCGTACTGCGAACCCCCGGAACTAAAAACTTTAAGTACAGCACCGAAGCTGACGTGTTCGTAATGAGTGAAGAAACCACTCGACTGTCTTATGAACACATCAAAGAATTACTAGGCGCACCAGACCCCGCGCCAGAAAAACCTGATTTTCTTCCGTCAAAGCTAAGCCCTTTGATGGAGTCGATGATGGCAAACAAGGTCAAGAAGTTTAAGACCATCATGATTAAGTCGGCGCACGGTGAAGGTTGTCAACAGCTACTACACTGCTACGAGAATCAAGAAAGCATTCCGTACGACTTGTGGCGCTCGGCGTTGTCTATTACTGCGTTCTGTATAGATAAGGACGTAGCTGCACACCGCATGTCGGAGAAGTATCCTGAGTACGACGCATCTGAAGTTGAGCGCAAGCTAGATGACTTAGTGCGCACCGGAGGCCCACACCGTTGCACTACGTTTGAAAAGTACAACCCAACTGGGTGTGACGGTTGCCCCCATAAAGGCGTTATCGTTTCGCCGATAGTATTGGGTGTGGAGATAGCCGAGGCTGACGAAGAAGATAACGTGGTAGAAGTGGAAGAAGCGGGGGAAACTCAAACCTATCGTATTCCAGAGTACCCATTTCCTTTCTTCCGTGGCAAGAACGGTGGGGTGTATCGCAAACCTGCTGAAGGTGAAGACGACCCTCACTTAGTTTACGAAAATGATTTGTATGTAGTTAAGCGTATGCAAGACCCCGGATCAGGTGAGACGTTGCTGTTTAGGCTGCACCTACCGAGAGACGGAGTGCGGGAGTTTTCCGTGCCATTAGCAAACGCAGTCGTTAAAGAAAAACTTAGAGATTCATTAGCACCGCATGGCGTTGCCCCTTCGGGCAAACAGGTAGACTTGTTACTAATGTACGTCATGACGTTTGTGAAGAACCTACAACACCAGAACAAGGCAGAGATTATGAGGACACAATTTGGTTGGGTAGACAACAACAGCAAGTTCATACTTGGGGATCGGGAGATCACGAAAGACGGAGTATTCTATAGCCCTCCGTCGGCGGCTACAAAGGACGTTGCCGAGATGCTGTACCCAAAAGGGGAGTTCGACAAATGGAAAGAAGTATTCAACATGTACGCGCTGCCGGGGTTAGAGCCTCATGCGTTTGCCGCACTTACAGCTTTTGGTTCTCCCTTGCTAAAGTTTACGGGTTTGAGCGGTGCAATTATCAACGTGATTCACGAGAGTTCCGGTTCGGGAAAATCGACTGCACTTTATATGTGCAACAGCGTCTATGGTGAGCCGCAAAAGTTAGCGTCTATTTGGAAGGACACATTCAACTCCAAGATGCACCGACTCGGCGTACTGAACAACTTGCCTAATACGATTGACGAAATAACGAATACTACACCGATGGAGTTCTCTGATCTGTCATACAGCATCAGCCAAGGCCGTGGTAAGAACCGCATGAAAGCATCTACTAACGAGATGCGTCTGAATAACACTACGTGGCAAGGCATAACCTTAGCATCGTCAAACGCTAGCTTTTACGAGAAGCTTGGTTCAGCTAAGAACTCTCCTGACGGTGAGTCGATGCGTCTGTTGGAATACGCTATCAGACCCAATAGCATTATTGATGTAGCTGTAGGTAAGCAGATGTTTGACCATCAGTTGCTTGAGAACTTTGGGCACGGTGGGGAAGTGTACGCACAGTGGCTGGTCAACAACCTAGAAGATGCGCAAGCATTACTGGCTAAGGTACAGGCTAGGATTGATAAGGCTGTGCAGTTTACTAGCCGAGAGCGTTTCTGGTCGGCAGTGGCGGCATGTAACATCACAGGCGGTTTGATTGCTAGAAGTCTTGGGTTGCACGACTACGATATGGCTGCAGTGTACGAGTGGTTATTGAAGATGCTTGGTGAGATGCGCGAAGATATTAAGCCTCCAAAATCCAACCCAGCTATTTTGCTTGGTGAGTTTATTAACAGCCACATGAACAACGCATTAGTAGTTAATGGCGAGATGGATGCCCGAAGTAACATGGAAGCGATGCCGTTATGGGAGCCGAGGGGCGAGCTACTGATACGATACGAGCCAGATAATAAGCACCTGTACGTAGCAGCAAAGCAGTTCAAAGACTTTTGCGTCAAGCAGCAGGTTAACTACAAGGCTATGTTGAAAGAGCTACAAGATGCAAACGTGTTTGTTGAGGGTATGAACAAGCGCATGTCCAAGGGGATGAAGGTTGTCTCCCCTGCTGTTAGGGTGCTTAAGTTTGATGCCTCTTCAAATGAGTTTATCCAGATGGATGGTTTTATACCGACCAATGAAAATAGAGACAGTCAACTACAACATTGATTGGTCTAAGTTCCACAGGGGGTACTCTATTTTTGTACCCTGCATTGACCATAAGGCGGCTTTTGCTGAAGTACACCGTGTTACAAAAAGGTTAAAGATACCCGTGGTGACTAAAGTCGTTATAGAGGAAGGAGTGAAAGGGCTAAGAGTTTGGAGAATTTAGGTTATACTAATTTCCGAAAGGTTAGCTCCTTTCTCTCGCTTTTGCCCCCGTGACCTCTTCCGGGGGCTTTTTTTACTTGCCTTCCCTAGCCCTTCGTTCCATCACTTCCTTATTGCGTTTATCTATTTCTTTCGTAGCACTCAACGCAGTTTCTGCAGCTACTGGGATAAACTTCTCATCCACCGGCATACCACTCCACTCTTGGGTAGTAGCCATTTGCTCTTCGCGCTTGTCGATAGAATTAGACAGTTGATCGTCGTCGATACCAAACTCTGGATACTTTGTGTTGAACTTTTCAATCTTATCAAGTTGTTTCACATACCCATCAAAGTTACCTGTGCGCTGACCATTGAAGAACTCTCTAGTAGCATTGTTCATAAGCTTAGTGCGTTCTATCTCAACCCGCTGACGAGCAGAATTAAGTTTAAACGCCACTTGTTGTGGATGCGACAGAATGTCTGGACGGAAACCAATAGACTGCCCCAACAACTCACCTGTAGTAAATCCACCCTGCAAGATTAAGTCAGACCCTTTGGTGTCTCTTGCACCTTCAGTAGCGTACTTGTGCGCCATAATAAAGTTACGTATCAATGCAGGTGACATCTTCTCAATGCCCTTTTGATAGTCCCCGTTACCAAAGGCTTCGTATGCGTCGGCTAAGGAAAGAATCATTGCAGCCGAGGGGCCAGACTTCTCCATTGCTATAGCTACTGCACTCTCCCTAGCGGTCTTTGTTTCTTTAGTGTCGCGCAACCACAAGTCATTCAAGCTAGTGCGAGATGCAATATCAAGTCCAGTGACGTAATTAGCTAAGCCACGGTCTGCAACTTCTACTAACGGTACGCCAGCAATCTTCATATCACCCAAGACTTCAGGTAGCCAAACGGTGCGCCACCATGTCTCGTAATCCATATCTTTAAACTCTTGCGGCTTGTCTTCATCACGCCACATCCAACCAAGTAAGCCCATGACCATACTAAACATAGGTAAGCCAGACGCACCAGCCAAAACTGCAGTCGTGCCGAGAGTGCCAAAGAAAATCTTAGTAGACTCCCACTTACCTTCTTTGTTTAGTAGCGGCAACATGCGCTTGAAGTTACGCATTAAGAACAGCGTTACATGTAACGGATACATGGTGAACTGCAGGGCTACTTTACCTAAGCCCTTTTGCATAATCAGTGGGCGGTTGTACTGACCATAGTTACCAAGAGCTTCGTTCGTATCAATAACTGCTTGGTTTACTGACTCATCGTGTGATTTACCAGCTTTGCGGTTTAGGCGGTACGAAGCTAGATATACCATCTCCCGCGACAGGCGCTCGGTCGAGTGCATCAAACCACCCGTGACCATAGCTGCACCCCGCTTAGTCATGTTCCATGCCCCGCTAATATCTTCAGTCGGCGTGCTTTTGTACCCAAACATAGCACTGGCATAGGTAGATTGAGACACGTCACGACCTAGCATTTCACGGATTGCACGCTTCTCATCATTGGTCATACCTTTAGCATTAGCAATACTTGGAGGTACAAATGACACCGAGCCATCTGGGTTTGTGCGAAACACACCGTATTGATCCCACACACGCAACATCTTTAGTAACTCACGAGAGCCATTGATCTGCCCATAACGAGACATAAGGATTGGTGCGCCAGTCTGGAATACGCCAAGTGGTTGCAACAACGCAGAAGATGCACCCGACAGATACCATAGGAACGCTGAACGGTTTAAAAAATCCCCCGTTCTATCTAGTGCAGTGCGTCTATCAGGACTGAGTTGATTAGTTACGCGAGCTTGCATTTCCGTGATGAACGGTTGCAAATCTTCTCTACCTACGATGGAATCCTGAGCCGCAGATAGTGAGTTACGTAGAAGTGGGGCGTACTTAATCTTAGCCAACTGGGTTGCCATCTTAACGCCAGTAGTGGAGAAGTTACGCAACAAGTCAACAGAGAAACCTGTGATGTTTTTACGACTAATAAACTGCCGACGGAAGCTTTGCTCCGGCATCGTGGTTAGATAAAGCTGGTATATAGAGTCTTTCAACTCTTCCCGTACATCTGGGCTGCTAAAATCTTCTGAGTCGATGATGTCAAACAAACTCTTCAGTAGAGTACTGGAGTTAAACGAGGCACGACGCAAAGTGCCGATGTCGTTACCCAACACAAAGTCTTGGTCAGCTTTCAGTTCATCTAAAGAAGTCCGACGCTCTTTCGCCATTGCTTCGGCTGCAGCATCACGCTCAGCCATAGTTTCAAACGTAAAGAATTGACGGTGTTTGCCAGAGCCAACAGCTAAAAAGAAATCCCCTCGGCGAACCAAAGGTATATAAGGTTTAATCTTTTGGCCTGTCTCGTATATCTCACGAATCTTAGCCATCAAACGGTTCTGTGTTTCTGTCGATGTGCGTGAGCTAGCAATCTGCTCGTCAAGTAATTGGGCAAAGTAATCTGACATGTTCTGGTAGTGATCCAGAATTAGCTTGTATATCTGCTGCCCTTTAGCCCCCAAGTCTTTGTACATTTGGTCGAGTACAGGACTACGTTCTGTAGCATTAGGGTCAGATGGATCAACCTGCGCTATCGTTGACGCATACGCAATGTTCTCTAACTTGTTCTTTAGTGTTTTGTCTTCCTTAAACGCTTTGTGTATGGTCTTAGCCATAATCGCCGACGAGTTCAACAGCTGCTGTGTTAAGCCGCTCATCTTCTCCAACAGCACGTTGGTGTTCATCAACTCAGGTACATACGACGCACTCCATCGAGCCAAGAACTCTGTAGTCGGTAGTTTAACTAAAGCCAAACGCTGGGCGTAGTTAGCCGTTCTCCATAGCCTACGCATGGTTGGCACAATCTTACGTGGGTCACGTAGGGCTTGGAGTATTTTAGATTGACGTGCAGTTTCCTCAGCATCACGACCAATGCGCACTTTCTCAATTGCTATGGCTACTTCTTTATCTATTTCTTTTTGCGTCCTTACTGCGTCCGCTCCATCCTCCGCAGTTTCGCCACCAACTCCGGCACCGACGCCGCCTTGTCCAGTACTTTGATAGCTTGGCCCAAGGCTTCCGGATATTCCGCGTCCGGATTCTTCTCCTGCATCGCCAGTGCCTGCCATTGCTTGAGCAGCGCTTGCATCTCCGGCTTCGATGGCGCTAGCGTCTTGGAAGCGGTTTCCACGAGGTTCGATATTTCCATTTTTAAACTCTCCATTTAGGAAGTCAAAGATATTTATGTTTTTTTGAATATGGTCGGTAAGTCTTTTCTTAGCGTCGGCCAAATCAAATGTTGGGTGCGTTTCCAGCAAATTCATAATAAGTTGCATTTCCGAAGCAAAGCCAGCCCCGTGCCCACGTTCTCTATGGTGCGCCATTTCATGAATCATTGTGCCTATCATAGACACTGCAACTTGTCGTGAATTACCAGTCAACGAAGTTGTGGCTGGATTGATATACAACCCGCTAAACGGCACGCGAATACTTACCCCGTAGTATTCTTTATCTAGACTTACACCTATGGCTTCATTAAGTATGCTTGTAAATTTTCCATTATGTTCTGTAGCAAGTGCGTTACGCAACTCCATAAAAATGTTGCCAATACCAACTAAGTACTCATCATATTTTTTACCAAATGTCTCACGAGCCACTTCAGACAAAGTTGCCTGTTTAGTTTCAAACGGACGTTGTATGTGTACCCCACGATCACCTAATCGGTTAATTAAGTACTCTATATTTCTTCCGTGAACTACAGTTCTAACAGCACCTTCTACTAAGGGGCCAGTTGCTACAAACCGTTTAATAGTACTAGTGGGGTCTTCTTCAACTGTCCAACCTTCTGGTAATTGCGCACGTAAATTGTCAAGAGTAAGTCCTGATGTAGAAGTAGCGGTTTTTGATAAGGTGTTGTCGTGCACCATCACACGTTTTGTATCAATCTTATTTTGTGGGATTGTTAGTTCATCAACGCGAACTACAGTATTTTTAAGGTCATCATCAGTAAGTTCTGGTACAGCACGGCCATTGACATACATAACACCTTCACGAATTTCAACCTTATCATCAGGTTTAATCATAGTGAAGGCAGTTGGCGTAGTCGGGGCTTCTGGAACAAGTTCTTCTGGCGCAGTTAATGTACCGTCAGCATTGACGTATTGAATTTGCCCAAAGCTCTTACTTTCTTCTGCAAGAGATTGCTGTTGGTAAATAACAGTGATGTACTTAAATATTTTATCAAAGTCACTTCGTATAGATGGCGAAAACCCTTGACGGTTTAAATCAAATGGGTAACCCGCATCTTCAGGTTTTACTTTAGGGTCTACGTCAATATAAAAGTTACGTTTAATTTTTTCACCGTCCCAGCCCGGGCGATCTTTAATATTGGTATCAAACTGCCACAAACCATTTGATAAGATATGTGTGTTGTCTCTAGGTAAATAATCTTGTGTTTCTTTTTGGACGTACACACGGGCTGTACCCCAATCAAAATTGACGTTGGCAAATGCGGTGTAATCATCAATAGGAAAATTTGCACCAATAGGCAATGTTTTTGGATTGCCGTACGCATCTATAGTAACTTCAATATTGTCAAATAGTGGGCTATCCGTAAGTACTTTACTAGTTTCTAATTGCCATGTTTCAAATGGAATATTTTTTTCTTCCCCAGTAGATGCGTCTTTAAAAGTTTTAGGGATTTGCACAACGATGGTCGTGCCGTGACCGTCAGGGAATGTGCTATCAACATACTGCTTAATTACTTTGGAGTCGGTAGACGTTGTAATTTTTGGTGCTAGGCTTGGATCATCTAACGCAGCCATAACTTCATCGCCCGTAGTTACCATGCGGGCTAACACACCATCGCGCAACGATACTACTTCTAGCTTTTCGTTACCAAACAAAAACAACATCTTGGCAATACCTAAACCACCCGATGCACGATCAGTTTCTTTTACAGTACCCGCAATTGTAAGAAATTCGTTACCCATTACAGACGCAGGCATGCCAAGGCCGTTATCGGTTACAGTAATAGTGCGAGCCTTTTCGTCTAGCTTAATAGCAATCTTGCCGTCTGTAAGTTGACCTTTTTCTATTGCGCCTTTAATTGCGTCGAATGAGTTTTGGAATATTTCTTTGATCGACACCTTTGCAATATCGGTTGGATCACCGTACAACTTAGCACCTAACAGCGCAGCCAGACGTTTAGCATTTGCCGACGGTTTGGATGTAATCGTTTCTCCTGCAAACCCAGTTGTTGTGTCTTTTGGTTTACCAAACCCAAATAATGCCATTGGGGACAGACCTTCAGTCAAATCAAGTTGACCGACAGGGCGAGCAGTTAAGATGCTGTCAACTGCAACAAGTAAATCACCGAGTGCGTTGGTGTCATCTTCAGTCATACCAACCAAGCGACGTAGTGCATCAACAAACATAGACCAGTACGACGTAGTTCCACCAAGAGCACCAGCAGACTTTAAGAATTGCTGGAACCCTTCATCTGTCATGCCATACGCAATGAACTCACGTGGGTCATCGAATATTTCACCAAACTGAGCCAGTCGAGAAATGTTGTCAGGGAGTTTGCCTTGCGACGCAAGTTCGTTAAACCTATCTCCAGCGTTGTTCATTATCTGGATTAAGTCTTCTGTAGCACGTACAAGCTGAGTGCCCTTGTGTAGACCTTTGCTAATAGCTTGTCGGCCTAGCTCTACTTTCTTATTGGTAGTCGCGTGCCACAACTCATGCAGCATCGTAATGTTGTTAACGCCTTGCGCATCGCCAAAGGAAGCACCGCGCACATAAATAGTTTTAGCCCCGGTTGCGTAGTTCTCAATAAACATAGCACGTGCACGATCCCAGCTACGCTGATGCTCTGGGGTTTTAGTTATGCCTTCTGGAAGCGGATCGTTAGCTTCAACAACTACAATCTTGACGTTACCTACAAAGCTACGCAGACGTTTAGCCAACGCTTTTTGGAAATCATTACCTGTCTTAATGATCTGAGTAATGGCTTGCGCACCGTTAGTAACTTTGCCAAGTTTTGGATCAGCTACGGTTTGAGCCGCTACTTGTTCAACAGCTTTAGATGCCGACTCTGATCTTTGCTTGCGTAGTTGGTGCCCAGCTTCTGCAGTCTGAATTTCTCTTGGCGTTGCTTGTGCCAACAATGCTTTAGCACGTGCGCCCGGTTTGCCACGATTAGTTTTAGAAACATCGTAGAGTTTATTGATAGCAAACTGGCGCTGCCTAGCTTTTTCAGCTTGCATGTCAAGCAGGTGATCCTCAGACGTAGCTTCGCCTTCTTCAACCGGTTCGGCTGATTGAGCTAAATCACGTTCCGCATCATTGACTTGTTTCTCTACTGCTTTATAAGCCGTGCGTTGTTGTTTGCGTTTTTCTTCAGAAGTTAGTTTAGCTGCGGGTGCGAGCCTCGGCCTTCCTCTTTTGCCGGTTGTGGTGGGAACACCGGCCTCTGTTTCTGCTCCTTGCGCTTCTGTTTGCTCGGCTTCAGTGGTTTGAGAGACACTGGCTTCCTCCTGTTGGGCTTTGGTTAACTGTTGTTGCGCACTGCGTACGTTTTCCCGTTCTCTAGTAATGTCCCAAACATTACCGGATTGCTCTGCTGCTTTAAAAGAGTTTTGAGCGGCGGTTAATCTATTCTGAGCGGCGTTTACTTTTTGCTGTGCTTGTTCTAATGCACTCGGCTGAACCGCTTTTCCTTGAGTAAGTTCTCCAGTAGCTGTTTCAGTAGGAACCAATCCAATGGCGAGAGGCGCACCAACTCCTCCGGCAGGTACTCCAACTGCTCGTTCGCCAGACACCCCAGCGCCAACTCTACCTGCTCCAGTGATAGGTTTTCCAACATTTGTGACTCCTTGTTCCGCCAACGCGTCATTCTCAGCTTCCTGTTGTGCCATAAATACCGCACGTGCTGCGGCTTCAATTGGGGACATCCCCGCATCAATTAAGTCGTTTGTTATTTCTTGTATACGAGTTTCAGCAGCTTCTATAAGTGTTGGGCGTTTAGCTACCTCAGCTTGCATTTCATCTTGGCGCTTTTGTTCTTGCTCTTCTTGCGCACGTACGCGACCCTCCGCTATTTTCATAGCAGTGTCAGGGTCAATACCACTTGTCTCTACCAACTTAGTAGCAATATCATCTACTTGGGATTGGCGGCGCGTAGCTTTCTCTTCCGCAGTTGGTGGGGCTAACGTAGGCTCAACACGTTTAGTAACTTCGCCAGCTTTTTCACCAGCAGCTGCTTCCATCACAGTTTCAGTTGTAGCTTTGCCCGACGCAGTACGTGAAGGCTTAACCAAGAAACCTTTTTCCCGCATAAGCTGCTCGGCGGTTGGTATTGGTTCTTCTGCTTCAGGTTTTTGAAATGCGTTTACGCCTTTCTCTAGCGCCTTAGTGCCTCCTGTCATTAAGCCAGACTGTATTACGGTTTGCACCGTGGTGTCGGCCATTTGTTGCAAGTAGTCGTCTAACGTCGCGTCTTTGTTTAAACCAATTGCCGACTTGTCCGTTACAAACTGCCCCGTAGTAGTTAAGTACTCACCGGGTAATTCTTTCTTTAATGTGTTGCCCAAGAAAGATTTAAGTTCATCAGTTTTCATACCGCGAGTTGCTCGGCGCAAATTATCCAGTTCAAATTTCAAACCAAACCGTTCACCAATAACTTCAAACGCCCCAAACAATCCTGCACGTGTAGCAGCTTCAGCGCCATCCAACCCTTTAGCTCTACCTTCAGAGTATTCTTGGCCAAACGACTGTAGGAACATGGAACCAAGCACGTAGGCTTCTGATCCGGATATAGCACCACCAAACAATGCTGGGAGTTGTTGGGCAATTGAACTGACTGCGCCTTCAAACTGCCTAGCTAAATAGTTGGGGTTTTGCCCCATTGATTCCACGCCAATACGGGATTCTTTAGCTCCAGCCGCCTGCGTACGTGCAAATTCATCTGCGCCTATTAGTTCAGCTACAGCTTGGTTAACACCAAGCGCACCTTGTTTAAAACCTTCATACCCAGCAACGCCAGCCCTAATTAAAGGATTAGCATTACGGTACTTTTCAGCCATTTCAAAATCAAAGTCAGTCTTCTCCAACGTACCTTGGCGCTGCATAAATTGGATTTCTTTACCCGGTAGCACTCCAGCAGCGGCAGCTTCTTCAGCTGCGGCTCGCGCAAACTCAGGTTTTTCACCTTCACCAATTAAACGACTAGTACGGCTTTCAACACTAGTGTCGTATTTTTCCATCCCTTCAAGTAAACCGGGGGTTGCTTGGCCTGTACGTATTTGTTTTTTAACTTCCGCAGTACGTTTTTCTTGCCTAGTCTGGAATTTTTTAGCGTACTCACGGATCACATCTCCAGCAACGCCGGGGAGTGTCATCTCCATATAAGCACGTTCTTCTGGGGATGCCGAGTTGTACTTGGCAATTAAAGCTTGACGGACTTCAGGGCGAATAGGGAGGAAACCAGTTTTATCTGGTTCCCCTTTAGGGGCGTTCTTCATTACGCCAAGGTCACGCTCGGCTACATCCATAATAGATGCGCCTATGTCGCTACCCATAGAATCGTAAGACGCAGGGGGTTTGGAGAGAACTGGTTGTTTCTTTGCTGGGGCGGGTGCCGCCGCAGTTTCTTTAAACGGGTTTGGCGTGGTTGCTAGGGGGATAAACGCCATTTCCCCTGAGTCCTCCGCTTCGTTAGTTGTTGCTTTTGTATCTTCTTTTGAAAGCGGAGTAAATTCCATAACAACCCTTTACTTGGCGTGTCCTATTAATTTGCCTTGGCTATCTAATATTTCATAGCGCCCATCAGGCAGCAGCTTACCGAATTTAGACCCAGCTGGCGCTCCTTTTATTGTAGCGGCCTTTCCGGTCTTTGAGGAATTTTTGTTTCCAGCCGGAGCCTTTGCCGAAGTCTTTGAAGTATCCGGGGCAGCAGGCTCTGACGATGCGGCCCCTGCGCCGCCCGCTGTTGGTTTTGGTACGCTAGGATAGCTATCTTCAATTGCTTTGTTTCTAGCCGCTTTTTCCTCTGGATTTGCTGTGATGTACGTTCTATCTGTACGTAACTTTTTCTTCTCCTCAGCAATAGCTTTTTTACGTTCTGTTTCAGCCCTCTGCCAGTGCGTTATAGCTTCTTGGAGTTTAATGTTAGCTTCAGATTCCCGCGTTTTTGCTTCTGAACCTTTAATATCAATTTCTTGTTTCTTGAGTCCAACAGTCTCACCCGCTGGAACTTTAGCCCAGTCGGCAGCAGCACGTTGGTATGACCTAGCTTCTACAAGTGCTTCAGGCGCTCTTTCATTTTCAGGTAGTTTATTGTTTGCAAGCTTATCTGCCTCAAAGTATTTAGCCGCCAAGTTATCAAAGCCTTTAGGCGCACCTGTGTTAGCACCCGGTCTAGTAGCCCGAGCCATACCTGTTGCAACTGTAGCAAGAGCTTTGTTTTTCTCCAAACCAAACCTTTGTGAAGCAGTGTGGTCTGCGCGTGCTTGGTCGGCAGCATGAATAGCTTCACGGTTTAAGCCCATTTTCTCTTTGCGTTGTGCGTCGGCAAGATTAAACTTCATGCTCATTAAGGAGCGTTGTTCAGCTTTACTTGCAGCCATTGCTTTGCCGTACTCGGTAGCAAATGTTTTAGCCGATGCACCAGCAGCACGTGCAAACCCGCCCGGTTGTAGGGCATCCCCCGCTGCAGCAAGCATTGCCAAACCTTTAGCTTGATCCAAACCTTGTTGGCGTTCAGCATCAAACTGTTCTATCTGTTGCTGCATACCGGGTATTGGGTCAGTACCGGCATCTTTTTGTAATAACCTAAGACGATCTTCAAATGCAGTTTTGTATGCTGCATCTGGCATGGGGGCATATCTAGTATTTTGAATGTTTCGCATCAACCCCGGTAGCATTGCAGATACTGACTTATACGAAGTTTCATCACCCATAGAATTATCAAGCTCAGAGTCTTCCAAGTCTTGTAACAAGCTCGGGTCTAGTTGATCTTCCGTATTTTTAACAAGTGATTCGTTTTCACCCGCAAAAGCTACAATGCCGCCCCCAGCGTATTCACCTTCAGGCGCAGGCATACCACCTAGACCCGGACTAGGCTGCTGTTGGTTCATAGCCATCAAGCCTTGTTGTGGCTGTGGCTGTTGTGGTTGCTGCTGAGGCATTTGTGCCCCTTGTAGTGCTTGCTGAACTAATGACGGTTGTTGTTGCTGCCCATTCATAGCAGCTTCTGCCATCTTGTATCTCTCGGCTTCTTTCTGTAACTGAAGCGCACGCAAGGCAGCGTAAGGGTTGATGTCAGCACCACCTTGCCCAAGCACTGCTGCTTTTAACGGAGCAGGATTAGTGTGGTAGCGTGCGGCTAAAATAGCTGCTGTATCAATAGACATTTATCACCTCAACCCAGTTGATGCAAAGCAATACCACCTAGACCATTACTAGGGGTTTCTTTTACTAACCCACCTTTGGCAAATAGCCCAGCTTGTTTTAAACCTGCAGAACCTAAACCCAAAGCCAACGCGTTTTGTGCAAAAGTTGGAGGCGCGGTATATTGTTGCTGCGTTTGCTGTGATAGCGGTAAACCACGAAGCATGTCCGACATATACGACAACTGTTGTTGCGGGTAACCACGTTGCGTAAGGAAGTCTTGGTATTGCTGTTGTAGTTTCTGTTGTTCCAGACCCTGCTGTTGTTGCCCCGCCGCAGCTTGAGCTTGTATAGCTCCTTGTTGCTGACCAAACTGAGTTTGCCCCAATTGCCCCAAAGCTTGTGCCGCTTGCAGTCCTTGACCCATGCCTTGCAAACCAAGATTGGCACCAAACTGTTGTGCTTGCTGAGCGTTCTGAAATGCGTTCTGCATCCCAGTGCCATAAATATTGTTTTGCAATGCGCCTAAGTTACGTTGGCGTTCTGCTTCTTGTAAGCCAAACCGTGAGCCACCAAAGGCACCTGCTCTAGCGGCTTGACCTGCATTTTGTTGCCCTTGAATATCAGATTGACGCGCCGCTTCTATCATTTGAGGAGCTAATGCATTTTGTATGTACGGCGACATATACGATTGGAGAGCGTACGGATTAGTAGCTTGGTTTGAATAGTTCTGTCCAGCTTGCATAGAACCAAGACCCGCCATACCAGCTAACTGAGTACCAACTCCAATTTGTTGCGCTGGTTGTAAATTAGCCGCCCCTTGGAAAGCTTGATTCTGCAAGTCATTAAACCCAGCAATACGCTCCCCGCCATACGCTTGATATGGGGTATTTGATAACGCTTCTGCTTTACCCAGCATACGTTCAACGTATGGCTGCGCGTATTGAGGTATATTGGTTTGCGTTACTGTTTGTTGTGTAGGTTGTGAGCTTCCGCCGCCTTTACCCATTTTCTGCTCCTTTTACTGGCAACTCAAAAGTTACCCAGCGTTCTTTATACCCATCAGTTTTAAAGATTTTTGCCCAGCCTTTGCGTGCTGTCGCTTCAATCCCGTCGCAATTCATATCTGCTGCAAACCTTTGTAATAGCGCCAACATCGGGTCTTTCCACCGCACTAAATGTTTACCGCCACAAAACGTCATACTTAGTGTTCTTCGTTTGGGGTACACCATGAACTGTGTAACCACGGCACCCAATATTGTTTGCCCCTCAAACGCCACCCATAAGTGGTAGTCATGCTCTGTTACTGAATCGTATATATCATCTACCGTAAACCGACCGTATGTATACTCGGCTGCTCTTTCCATATACGGTTTAACTTGTTCCCAACATGAATCTATATGTTGAGGCGGCACCATAGATACTTCTATCATGCGGGCAAGTATTTATCTGCTTTAGTGTTTAAAGCTACTTTATTTTTTCCTGAACTTTTTCTACGTGCGTGCTGCACTCTATCCATCATTGCATACAACTTACGAGCACCAGCTTCGGTGGAGCCATTGCCAAGCTCGGACACAATCCGGGCGGGTACAACGAATTCGCCATCAGCAAGACGAGCGGGCTGACGGTTACCAATAGAAGCAGGGATAGAATCACTGACACCATCACCCGGCCCACGGAGCAATCGTCCACCATCTGAGTAGCCTCCTAAATGAGAAAGACCGCCTGCAGCCATACCTTTATCACGCATACCAGCAAGCTGCTGGTTCATATAGTTGTAGAACCCACCTAAACCTAATTGCTGTTCAGGAGTTTGATAAGCAGGGACATTTATAGCTGGTGCTTGCGCTACTTGTGTTGTTTGCTGTACTGGTGCTTGTGCAGCTTGTTGGATTGCTGGCGTAGTAATGCCGCCCGTTACTACAGGCGTAAATGGTTTTGGTGTTACTTTTTGTGGTTGAAACCGCATACCAATACTATTCCATGACTCTGGTTGTAATGTTTGTTGTTTAGCTTCAGCCACAGGATCGTTTAATTGCGTAAATTGCTGCGTTACTGGATCGTATGTATATTGGTACCCACTTGTATCTCCACCACTAGCAAACTTTTCTTCGCCCGTGTATCGGTCAACATTAGTGTCACTTTCAGAACCAATTAAGTTCATCGCTTGTGGACGTTGCACATTAGGGTTGCTGTAAATGTCAGTCTGGTATTGTGACTGTGGATAACCAAGGTTCTCACCAACAGCGTTCATGGCCGACATAGTTTCAATAGGGCCACCGACAGCAAAACCGGTTAAACCACCACCTGCTATACGTTGGATAGGCTGTGCTTCTAAACCACCGGTAAAGTAATTACGCTCAGCAGTAGACCCGCCGCTGTAAGGCGAATAAAAATTAGGGTTTGCCCGTGTTGTACGTGTGTTCGTATACGGACGTATATATTGCGGCGCTGTTTTTACAGTAGGCGTTTTAGGCTTCATTAACTGCATACCAGCCAAAGCTAAAGTTAATGCTGTTTTTGGGTTTTCATTAGCAAACGCTTTAAGGTTTGCCCAATTAGGTTTATCAGCTAATGTTTTTAAATCCCCCCAGACACTTTGTCCAGTAATGGAATTGCCTTGCATAATTTTATTAGCCGCCGCAATTCTATCCGCGCTAGTTTTATCAAGGTTGCCTAATGCATTTTCAGGATCATAGTTGTAAGGGCTAGTTTTTTCTACAAGGTCAGTAGTGTTGGATGCTAAGTCTTCATATTTTGGAAGTTTACTAAAGTCTGTTGGGTTAGCGGAAATCTGCGCAAGTTGTTCTTCCACTGATACAGGAACGTTTTGCAACAATCCCGGCAAACCTGCTACGTTAGCGTTTAATCCCGCAAGTCCCGGAAGTCCTATTCCGTTTGCCAACTGCATTGACTGCGCAAGTCCACCTACTGTAGCTGGGTTAAACACCGCAGGAGTCGCGGCATTAGTTAAACCCGCCAACTCCAAACCGCCTGTCATGGAACCCAGCGCACCAGCGCCTGCAATTTCGGGTATTGTCGCAGCGGCAACTGTAGGGGCTAGAGCAGCTTCCGCTCCAGCGGCGGCAAGTATTTCTGGCATACTATATCTCCCGTTTCATCAACACATGCCCCGCGTTTTGACCGTAGGCTTGAAATTTAAACATTTTAATGAGTTTCTGTGCTTTTGTATCATTTTCATACGGCGTTGCATAGACTTCGTTATAATTACGCGCTTTTAAAAGTGGTACAATTTTAGTAACAAGTATGTTTTGATATTTTTTAAACTTAGATGGTGACCACGACCCCGGCGTAATATTTAAGTGCATAGCCACTTTAGTTTGATTAAATAAATAATCGCACGAAACACGTATATCTTTATCTTGGTAAAGCGTTTCTCTCATGGCGCTATCTTTACAACATACGTTGATGTGTCATAGTACAAATCCCCTGTGCGCAACTTACCTCCAGCTAAGTCAACTTGTGTTGGCAAACTTATACGCCGTGTTTTAGTAACCGGATTAAAGTCACTAAAGTTGTAGCCCGAGATAATCTCTTCCGCGCCACTAATGGCACTAACTACACGCCTTGTTGAACCTGCACTGGGGCCGGGGTTGTCTAGTTGCGCAAAGTACAAACGCAAAATGTTGTTTAGTTGATCCTGATACTTCTGGTCGTATTGAATTGGAGCCAATGGCAACGTAGGGAATTTGGTTGTGCCTGTAGACATTAGCGTCTCCCGTCAGGTCTAACATTAATTCGCGGTGTACCTAACTGCCACTGAGTGCCTAATGTATCGCACTCAATCTTAAACGCCATCTGTCTGCCACGTATGCGAGTGTTCACTAACTGAGTAAACTGCTGTACGTTGTACGTACTACGCGACGAGTAAGAAACTGTGGCTGCCACCGCTGGAGTGTCCGCTGGGCCGTAGTTAGCACCGGGGTTTTGTCGTGGGCGCACAGTGAAATTAACTGATGGGAAACCCGGAGACGCTGTGTTTGATCCATCAAACGTAATATCTGGCACGATCTGCCATACGAACCCATAGTTATGTCCGTCACCAATATCAAAGTCAGACGACTGAATATATGAATCAATAGGCGAAGGTGGGTTAGTAGTACCGTCGTCAACCGCTGCTTCGTGGAACACCAGCAAGTTATTAAGCGTAGCTGCTTGTGGGTATTGACGTAATGGGCTATCTAACCAAGCAGAACGCGGCATCGTACCGTAGTACCAAACGCGATCCAAATAATTAAAGATCACATAGCGGTCAATAGCATTTGAGTTTTGTGAACAATAGAACCACCACACTTCACTGTAACCCTCGTTCGTACCAGCAAAGCACTGGAACGATTGGTCTTTGTTAATGTCATCAAACACATACTGACGCAGTGAGCATGGCAGCGTTTCTACGCGACCAGAATAAATATAAAACTTGTCCGTACCCATCCAGTAAGTAACACCGTTGGCTGTTGCCATAGCGTTAGGCGAAATGATGGAGATGTTATCCGATAGTAAGTTAAAGCCCCAGATGTAAGGTGGCCCCAAATACTGCATGGAGTAGATCGTAGAATCCGTCCACACCAAAATCTCTTGACGAGTCTGTAGTGCACCTACAATGAACGAGCCGTGCGATAACCTATAGCTACCTGCTTGGTTTGTAACTGCTGGTGACCAATTAGTGTAGTCTTCTTGCACCGACCAACGAACCAACATTGGGTCAAACGTACTGGCAGGAGTATCAAATGAATACGACGTAGCGCCAAACGCTATACAAATACGTGTGGCGTCTGACACCATAATCTGATTGGTTTGCGTTGGAACTTCGGAACCCGTAACAAGCGCACCGCGTGTAGCAAAGTCAGGTGTACCAGCACCGCCCGGTGCCCAGTAATAAATAGCGCCGCCGCGAGGCGAGAACAAAAGTACTTCACCAAAGTTAGCTTGGTTCCATAGACGTAACTGCAAACCAATACCTGTAGACGCACCGGTGTAGCCTGAACCCCATGTACCGCGTGACCAAGGCCCTGCACCCCAACCTGTACCTACTTGGTATATTTCCAAACCCGCGTCAAGCTCATACTCAGCTTTAACTGATGCGCCGCCACCTGTAGTAGCTGCTGTGGAATAAATATACGCCCCAGTAGTTTGATCTGATACGGTGATTGTGTACGTTGTGCCGGACAGGTATTGCACCTGAAAGCTTGGGATGTGCGTAGACGCACTAGTGTTCATAATCGTTGACGTAAACACATTAAACGTAGTTACATTGCTGTAATCCACAAAGCTATTATTCTCAACCACATGAGAAGCATCAGTAACAATTAACGTAGCGCAACCAACCGGCCTCCCCGTGCTATGTGTAGCTGCCGTAGTGCCGTTAACTCCACGAGTTAAACCTGTCAACGTACTGCCCGATACAGCAGCGTAAATCATTTCTTCTGAATCAATCTTTATACGTCCACCAATTGTTGGGAACGTCGAAGTGCTAGTTAGCGTAATCGTTGTAGCTGTAGCAGTAATACCGCCGTTAAGTGTGGAGTAGGCTGTAGCAAACGGATTGTTTGCCATTGGGTTGGTCGTTGCTGTAATAGGCGTGATGTCGTAATAAGTGCCGCCGTTTTCTACATAGAACTTTAGATGTGTGCCAACGCCAAGTAAGTTGTAACCCTTTAGCGTAACCCAATTCCACAATGATCGGCATGTGCCCAAAAAGGTATTGTAAGTAATTGCAGCCCAGCCACCAATTTTTTCAGGGTAGCCAGAACGAAACCGCACTTTGTCGCACTCAAACCAACCACCTTCATTGGCAAGCGTCGTACCTTCGCGGTTAACTCCGGGGCGAAACTGTAATTTCTGTAAGGGCATCTAATGCTCCTTAAGCTTTCATGATGTAGCAAAGTGCGTAGTACGGGGGTAGGTTTGCGTTTGTGCCTGATGAACCGTTAGCCGACGTAGTACCTGAGAATGAGTGGCTGTGTGTGCCTTCTTCTGACATTACGTTTGCACCGCCATAGCTAGTTACAAAACTTTCACTTGTTGGAGAGCTACTAATACCCGCAACCTTTGATGTTTCACCACCAAGAACTTTAAGCGAACCTCCAGCATTACCGTTTAACCCGTGACGGTGAGCGCCTGCGGAATTTGTATTACCGCTATATGTGTGGTCGTGGCTAACAAGTATTGCGTTTGCACTACCGCCTGTTGCATTAACAGCGTAACTAGAACCTGCGCCTACTACAAAACGGTCACGCAAATCCGGGGTGCCGTTGGAGCCGTTACACAAATACCAACCAGCAGGAATTGAACCGACCGAGCCGTTCCACAACAAAATAGCGCCAGCAGGTATACCGCCAGACACCGCCGAAGAAACAAACGCGGTTGTCGCAAACTTAGTACTGCTATCTCCTGAAGAAGGCGTAACACCTGTAGCCGTTCCAGCCACCGAAAAGTTTCCGCCCACACCCAACGCGCCGCTGATGTAGTTAGTCTGGTCAACAATGTTGGTACCATCGCAACGCACTAGCATAGACGTGGAAGTTGGTACAGTGATACCTGAACCCGCCGCTGTGGTGTTACCTGCTACCGTACTTGCGTAGAGTGTGCAGGTGTAGGTTGCGCTTGTGTTTCTAACAGCGTAAAGCTTGGGAACTGGTGGCACATAGACGTTGTAATTTGATGCAGCCGCCGTATTTAGTACGAGGGTTGAGCACCGCGCTTGGTCTTGCGCCCCGTTAAACACCGTCAAAGCTTGTGCAGCAGAAGCCGTAGTAACCGTTGCCGCCCCAGCGATAGCGTCTTCTATAAGAGTGCCGAGGTTCAAGTTGGTGATGGTGCCCCACGTTCCTGACTTCTCGCCGTTGGCAATCAGTTCTATTCGTAGGTCGGGTGAGTAGGTACTTGCCATGTTAGTTCCCTAAATAGATTGAACGTTCGTCTTTGCGGCGGTTCTCAAGACCTCTTAGGACTTTACCACCAGATTTACAATATTTTAAAAATTCGTCGGCTGCGCCTTGGTAGTCGCCCCGGTTATGCTTTTGTCGCAGTGTGCTGCGCTGCAAAGTTCCCAAACCTAGGTTGAAGCTAAAACTGACCAGAGCGTCCATCCAGCCTTGCTTAGAGCCAGCGTTAGGACAATATTTAAGAACTCCGCGCTCGAACCTCTCAAGGTCTTTTGCAAGTATGGCATCGACTTCTTCCATTGTAAATGTGCGGTTGTCTTCAGGTCTAATCGGGTATTTAAGCCGGTCTTCCGTAGTGAGCTTCGCTTGCTCCGGATAAAGTACATGCCCCACGCCGATTGTGTGCAGTGCAGCGGGGCACCGGTAAGGTTTATTCCTTACCCCCTCGTGGTGTTTAATCATGTTTAAAGCTTTGGGGCTTATCATTTTCCAAACGCCCGACCGCCAAAATGAAAGCTAATGATTGCAGCGAATAGTGCTTGGGTTTCGTCATCCCACAGTTGGTCAGCTAATGTATTAAACTCCACACCGCTGCTTATACCTTTGTACGCCAGCGTTGCATCAATAGCTACTAATAGGAAGAAGAAACCGTAGGTAATAACAGGGCGAACTGAAGCGCGTAAGTCTTTCATCCATGTGGATGTGCCCTCAGAAAGTGCCGCGTCATGCGCGTATATGGCATTCATCTCCGCTTTTTGTGCGTCGATTAGCGAGACTTTCTCCGCAGATTGTGTCTGGGTTCTGATCTCGTCTAACTTAATAGCTTCGATCTGTTGTTGAGCAGCGTAGCCTGCAGCGGCTAATTGCAGTTCCCGTTCAGTTTGCATCTTGGCAAGAGCAAGTTCATGTGATTTGTCTGACTTGTCTTGAAAAAAGTCTAGTATCTTAGGCAAGCCGCCCATTAAAAAAGATACAAAAGTTGAAAGTAGTGTCAGCATTATTCCCCCTGAATTTCTAAAAGTATCTTTGCACGTAACTCACGCATCTTGCGTGTCTCTTCCATCGCTCGAGCCGTAGCGTTGTTCATATCCATGTACATTATCCCCATCACGGGGAGAGCAATCACTAACACAAAACACAAGACCACCACGGCGATGAGTAAGCTCCACGGTACGTCGCGCTCGTTCTTATCAGTATCATTACCCATAGGAACCACAATATTATGAACACGACCGCGAGAATTGATGTCATCTGTTCCGCGATTTTTCTTTTTATACTTGCCCGTCGCCATTGAGCCGCCTGTTGCTTTAGTAGTTCCTGACGTTGGACTTCAGCACGTTCTGCTTTCACCCTGTCGCGCATTACTTCAAACTCTGACCAAATAGCACCAAGTTCTTTGGGTGCTTGGTACACCATCATTTCGCGCAACTCAGTTTCCAACCGAATCATTTCTTTTACTGCCATGACTCTGTTAAATGCTTCCTGATTTACAGACAGCTCAGGATCACGCGACTTCTTAGCCTTTAACTCTTCTTCATGTACATGTGTTTCTAACTGCTCATGCGCTTTAAAGAAATGACCAAGGTGTCCGCTTAGATCAGCGACAACATCCTTGGCCTGTCCATACGCATCTACTAGCTCCATCCCTTGCGCTTTGTACTCTTGGTACATCTCACAGCCTTTGCGTATTGCAGCGGCTGCGGTTTTTGCTGCGGCTAGGAGGGTAAGCGGGTCCACGATGTAGTGTCTTCATCCCATCTGTACATGCCACCATCTGTAGGCATAGGAGTAGGTGGTTGCCACTGAGCATCAGCATCTAGCGTCCAGCTTGGATATGTCTGTGGGGGTACAAACGCATCGATGTCTTCACGGTAGGTAAATCCAATACCAGCATAGTTTTTACGCTTGTTACCGTTGTAGCTAGTTTGCACCCAACGACCGCCAAGTACGCGCTCGCAGAACGCAGCACCAATATGTTCTTTCTCAGTACCGTAAGCATCGGATGTGTCTTTGTTATCGACTACGATGACTTGGATAACAACATTGTTGCTATCTAATTGAGCAAAATGCGCCATTACTCTTCTCCTAAATGTAATCCAGTCAGACTTTCATCTGAACCTATGTAACCTTTAACAAAGGTGTTAAACGAAATACTGATACGAGTTCCATCACCTTGCTTGGTCTGAACCATGTGCGTCAAGTTGGATGGAAAAATAATTAAGTCCCCTGCACCAGTCTCAAACCACCAGCTTTCACTATTCCAGTGATTGAAGTTTTCAGTTGGAATTTTGATACGCTCGTAACCATCTTTGTAAAAATAAATTCTGTCTGTTTCTCTGTTTGCCTGCGGGTAAAACACGCCAGATATAATGCTGTTAGGGTGAGCATGTTTGTGGTGATACTGCCCCGGCTCTGTGTAGTTAGACCACGACTGAGTGATATACGGTGTTACGTCATGTTTAGGTGCATGGACTGATTTAAAATAATCCAGCATCGCGGTTTCAATAAACTCACGAATTTCTGTCATTTCAACAGCCTGCAACAGTTTTCTGTTTTCGCTAGTGGTATTACCTTCATTGGGATAACGCACCTGACCTATGATGAACTCCAACTCACGGGCGGTAAGATCACGACCGAGTTTGGAAAAACCTACCGCTGTGGGGAATAGGTTGTGTATGTTCATGCAACCGCCCGGTCGTACATTTCTTGCTGACCACGAAATTGTTCTATCTGCTCTTGAGTCCAAATTGTATTGATGCTGTCCTCAAATGCTTTTATCTTCTCCATTGTTTCTTTCACTTCTTCCATAGTTGGACACGGGCGTGGGTCTTCCCAACGTGTGAACATGGTGTTGCTGATTTCCCACTTAGCGCCGGGGCGCAATAAGTGCATAGCTGTGTCAATACCGTAGAGTTGATAAATTTTATTGTCCATAAATTAGCTGTAATTTAGTTTAATAATAACAATCCCTGAACCACCACTTGCTCCACCACCATTAGAACCCCCGCCACCACCGGCACCTCCACCAGTGTTAGCAGTTGCATTATTGCCGGGGCCGCCGTTTACATGGCTGCCGTTAGCTCCACCTCCAGCGCCTCCTATACCACCAGAGTAAGTTTCAACACTACCACCGCCACCACCACCCGCATACATTACAGACCTTCCTGTAAGCACAGAGGCTAAACCTGAACCACCATTTCCGGCGACAAGATATGTAGTGTTAGTACCAGCAGCACCTGCGCCACCGCCACCGCCTCCAGCGTATAAGTTAGAGCCGTTAGGTGATGATCCACCGTTATTTCCTTGAGATGGGCTAGTAGCTGGAGTATTGCCTAAACCTCCTGCCAAAGTTCCACCGCCACCACCACTTGAACCACCACCACCTGAACCACCATTACCACCTGCGGTACCAGAAGGGCCACTACCAACTCCAGCACCGCCACCAGTAGAAGTTATAGTGTAAAAAGTTGAATCCGAACCGGCAGCACCTGCACCGCCGCCTGCGCCAACAGTAATTGTAGATGTGTTGCCAGCAGTTACAGCGTAAGCAGTTCCAGTTCTAAATCCGCCTGCTCCACCACCGCCACCCCAGTTTTGACCAGCACCTGCACCACCACCAACAACTAAATAATCCACGCTAACAACACCAGTAGGTATTGTGTATGACTGTGTAGATGTAAAAGAAACAGGAGCAGTAACAACAGGGGCTACATATCTAATAATAACTATACCGCTGCCTCCAGCACCACCAGCTGCATTACTTGCACCGCCACCACCACCGCCGCCGCCTGTATTTGTTGTTCCAAAGCTTCCAGCAGTTTGACTTCCATTACCGCCACCTCCGGCACCGCCTGTTCCAGCACCAGCGGCATATCCGCCACCGCCACCACCACCCGCATAAGTTACAGAGGAACCAGATAAAGTAGATGCAGTACCAGCACCACCATCAGCACTTGGGTAACTCCCTCCAACAGCAGATGCACCGCCGCCGCCACCGCCTCTTGCGCCTGTACCAGAAGTATTATCACCAGTACCGCCAGTGCTTCCTTGAGATGGTGTAGTAGATGGTGTGTTACCAGCTCCGCCAGTTCTGGGGCCAGTATATCCACCACCTCCGCCACCAGAACCACCGGCACCACCGTTAGCAGAAGCTGGGCCACCAGCACCACCGTAGCCGCCTCCTGCAGAATTTATAGTAGAAAACAAGCTATAACCCCCAGCAACACCGGGATTTCCTTGCCCACTAAGACCATAAGTACCACCTGCACCAACAGCAACAGCATACGTAGTTCCGGGAACAACAGCCAACCCAGTACCGGTAAGAAATCCACCCGCACCACCACCGCCACCAACATTACTAGCGCCCCCGCCACCACCAGCTACTACAAGATAATCAACCTGCGTAACACCAGTAGGTGCAGTCCAATAACCAGAAGAAGTAAAGCTAGTAGTAACAGTTGTTCCAATGCCGGGCCACACGCCGCCCTTAATAGCTTGCAGCGCTTGTTGCAGCGTCCACACACCTGAGGCTTGTGTAGTCGATATTGTTACCGGATTCTTTGTGATGATCCGACCGGGATAATTACTCATCGTTCACCTTAATAAGCGTTAAAACTTATGATTGTTCTATTCTTGGTGTTATTAACTACACCGTTCGAACCATGACATAACCAAGAAGGGAAAATATACAACTCTCCATTTTTTGGTTGAAACTTAAACCATAAATAAGAATACTCTGTAGCACTTTTGCAAAACGTGTTGTAGACATGTTGATTAGGGTTAAAAAAATACAACGGACTGCTTTCTTCATCAACATTTATATACAACACTCCACTAAACGTACTTAACGGATGCGTATGGTTATCTAGTTTGCTCCCAACATCTTGGACACTGTACCAAGAATTTTCCATTTTGCTGAAGTTAAAACCAGATGCAGCCGCATAGTTTTGTACAGCCACTTGCATCCGATTACCAAGATCAGGACACACAGAAACATTGTTAATAAAATCACTGGCAAGTCCAAAATTTGATCTTGAATCGCCACCTACAATTAAATTGTGCTTTTTTCCATCGTTCAAATTTTTTATGTACTCAAATACAGTTACGCATTCAGTAGCAGATAAAAAATTATCAACTCTCTGTACTAGCGTTGGAAACAATGCAAAATTATTTGTACTCATTAAGCGTTAAGTTTAAGAACAACTATGCCAGAACCACCATTAGACCCACTAATAAAAGTGGTTGAATTACCACCACCTCCACCTCCGCCGCCTGTGTTGTTTGTACCATCAATATTAGAACCACCAGCAGTGCCGCCACCTGTTCCACCAGAACCGCCGGGTCTAGAACCTCGTGAATCACCACACCCACCACCTCCACCTGCATAAGTTACAGATGTTCCAGTAATAGAGCTTGCGGTTCCTGCTCCACCATTACCGCCTTGACTACCATTTCCTGCGGCTCCAGCAGCAGATGCACCACCGCCTCCGCCACTTGTGTAATAAGACGAACCGTCTGTAGAACCACCCGCTCCACTGTTTCCTTGAGATGGTGACGTAGTTGGCGTATTACCTGAGGCTCCAGAAAAACCCGGAGGATTACCAGCACCACCACCACCAGAACCGCCGGCTGTACCGTTAAAACTTTGGCTTCCGCCTGCTCCACCACCAGCAGAAGTGATAGTAGAAAAAGTTGAACTTCCGCCATTTAAAGAATTTGTGCGTGGGGTTCCAGCTCCCCCAGCGCCACCAGCGCCAACGACGATTGTATACGTAGTACCGGGGGTGACAGAAAAAGAAGTACCTGTTCTAAAGCCACCAGCACCGCCTCCGCCACCAGAAGAACCACCACCGCCTCCACCACCAACAACCAAATAGTCAACGCTACTAATACCGTATGGCATTGTGTACGGAGTAGTGCTGTTAAACGAAACTACAGTAACTTGATTAGAGACTGTGTATCTAAGAATGACTATGCCTGAGCCACCTGCGCCGCCGGGGCCGGGTGTACCAGCGCCATAACCACCGCCACCACCACCACCGGTATTTCCCGCTCCTGATGTTGCGTTTGGTGATGAGTCAAATCCACCATTGCCACCGCCGCCTATTCCACCAAGTCCCGGAATAACGCCAGTTGTATTGTTTCCACCACCGCCTCCGCCAGCATAATAAACACCTGTGCCTGATAAAGATGAAGCTAAACCAGAGCCCCCATTACCACCAGCCAATTGCGTAGCAGTAATATTAGTGCCTGCAGAACCAGCACCGCCACCACCTGCGCCATTAAAGCTTCCTGTGCCACTTACATATCCACCATTGTTTCCTTGCGATGGACTTGTGCTTGGGGTATTACCAACGCCAAAAGAGCTAACACTATTAGCATCCCTACCAGCCCCGCCGCCAGAACCTCCTGAACCACCAGTAGCACCATTACCACCGCCGTAACCACCACCAGCCGATGTTATAGATGCTGGCGCACCAATCGAAGAACTTCCACCAGCAACACCATTGCCGTTACTAGTACCAGCAGTCCCGCCTGAACCAACAGTTATCGTATAGGATGTGCCGGGCGTAACAGCTAATGCTGTACCTGTTCTAAAACCTCCGCCACCTCCGCCACCACCATTGGAACCGCCGCCACCACCCCCAGCTACGATCAAATAATCTACAGATGTAACGCCAGCAGGGGCAACCCACGTAGAAGTTGAAGTAAATATTTGAACTACAACAGATGCTGTTGGAGATAATCCTGTAAGCGTCCAAATGCCTGACCCGCGAAATGCAGGCGGTATAGCATTTATTATTTGACCGGGATAACCATGAATTGCCATAGCAACCCCTTATTAAGACGATATATCTTCGTAGCTTATTGAATAGGTAATCCCACTAGCTGTACCAGAAGTTACAGAAATACATCTATCTTCTTCCAAGTAAATCGCTGTAGTTTTATCCGTAACGATCAACGAAGCTAGTGCAGGGACCGATACTGTGCTTACGATTGGGTACGCTGTACCGCCCGATGGTGCAGAGCCTTGAGCAACTGCGCCGTTCGTATAAAGAGACACGGTAGTATTTACAGCAGCAGAACCATTTACATTAGCCGCAACGATCTGATTGATCTTTAAGACCTTACCAGAACCAGAAGCGTTAGTTAATAGAACCACCGCAGTAGTACCGCTAGGTGTTAGATACGTTGTCTTACCATAGATGGTAGTGACGTTAACAATATTTGGGGCTGCCATGATTGTGCTCCTTAGAATCCAAAGATCATCGCCATAGCGATGGATTTACCTGTTGATATACCACCTGCCGCCCAAGTTGGAGCAGACCCTGCACCGTTTGATGTAAGAACGTAACCACTTGTGCCGGTAGCCAAGAATGTTGTAGCGCCTGAACCTGTTTGGTAAGGAATGTAATTAGCACCGCCGCCAGCTAAGTTAGTCGCTGTTCCGACAGCTAAACTTGATTGTGCTGTGTATTGAGGGGCAGAAGCACCCGCCGTTAATACGTAGTTAGTTGTGCCTAGTGTTAAAAAGGTAGATGTTCCAACACCAGATTGGTAATGCAATGCGCCTGTAGTACCACCAGCAAGATTAGTTGCAGCCCCCGCTGTAGTAGCTGAACCTACCGCTAATGTGCTTTGGGCTACATACTGAGGAGCCGATGCGCCAGCAGTTAAGACGTAGTTGGTTGTACCAAGACCTAGCGTTGTTGTAGCGTTTGTGCCTGACTGATATACCAGAGAGCCTGCTGCACCGCCTGTGACATTCGTTGCTGTAGTTGCTGTTCCAACTGTAATGCCAGTAGGGTTAGACCACTGCGGGGCACTGCCCGTAGAAGTCATTAAGTAAGTGCTAGTACCAATCGGTAGTTTAGTAAGGGCTGTACCTGAAGCGTAGTAAGTTGTGTCGCCTGCTGTAAATGCGGACTGACCTGTACCACCATTAGTGGTAGTCAAAACCCCAGTAACATTAGACAGATTAACCGTACCAACTGTTGACTTCAACGCACCGGTTGTATCAAACGTACCATCAGTTGTCCACGTATCACCAACTTGCAAAGTCACTTTAGCTATGACTCGTAACGTACTAGCGTTGTTGTAGTAAACCGTAATAGTTACAGCGGCGGTGTCGCAATTCTCAATGTTAATCGTCTTAATAATGCGACGAGTAGACGCCGCAGGGGCTGCTACTAAAGTAACCGTAGTTACACCGTTTAAAGCACCATCAGAGGAACCTTCGGTAAATGTTGCGCCGGTATTGTCGGAGTACGAAGTAACAAAGCCCGGATTAGTTGTGGTAGGTGTACCACTCATTACCGCTTGAATGGACTTCGATGTTGAGTCTAGGATAAGCATGTTTGCCCCTTAACTGTAAAACCAAGCATAGGACTCTGCTTGCGGATTTGTTACTGCTTTTCCAGCAGGGTACGTGATGAATACGTCCTGAGTACCAGTACTAAAATTAACTGTGCTTCCAGAGTTACTAGAAGATAAAACGGATGTTCTTGTCAGGGTATTTACCCCTGAGTATGTGCCGATACCAACTTCCCAAGTAGCCCCACCCTGAGTAGCTATGGTGTAGAAGCACGTATCGCCAATGGTTAACACCGCGCTAAATGCTTGGAATCCTGTAGCTGCGCCCAACAACGTAACCGCTCCGGTTCCGGGGGCTGACGCTGTTTCTTTTACGCGATCTGCTTGAACTAACGCCATAGTGGCACCTTTAAATCGTATTAATCAACACCCAATCGCCTTGCTCGGAAGTATTAATAGGCGTCCAATCTACATTGTACAAGTCACCTACCGAACCCCTAGCCGCTGCTCCTGCCAATGCTACAGAAATTACTTTGTTAACACTAGCCACTGCCGCCGCCGCTTGATTACCAGTAAGTGCAACTGCAAATCCCGGAGTTATATTACCAACTCTGCCTGTAGCCGCAACTCCTGTAGCATTTTTAACTTCACCAGATGTTGGGGCTACTGTTCCAGCACTACCTGCCGCAGCTACGCCTGTTAACGCGTTGTTATTAGTCGAGGATGGTTGAACCATTCCCAAACTTCCATACGCTACAACACCAACGCCTTCGTTATATGCTTCTAGTATTCCAGCACTACCTCTAGCAAGAACATTAGTAAGCAGCGAACTTATACCGGGGTACACCGTGCCTCTAAACCCCGCAGCTTCTACGCCTGTTAGTGTTTGGAAGTAATCGTTAGAGCCTGTAACAGCGCCAACATTTCCTACCGCACTAACCCCAGTAATACCCAACGTAGTTGATGTAGATACAGTACCCGCGTTACCAGAAGCACTTACCCCACTAAGTTGCGTAATACTTCCAGCTAACGTCGTAACGGTGCCAACCGTACCTGTTGCAAGAACTCCTGTACCGGGAAGATTCGGGCCGCTTGTACCTTCAATCGTACCGGTAAACCCATACAACTCCGTATGGAACAAAGTTGCAGAGTTTTCAGTAAATGTCGTTACCGTACCCGCACTTCCAGAAGCCGAAACGCCTGTAAGCGATATACCAAGAACAGCTATAACGTCAGCAACCGTACCAGTAGCATTTACTCCAGATAACGCCGCTACAAAGTTTGGCGTTTCATTACCTACAAGACCACTGGCAGAAACCCCTGTCAGTTCAATTACAACGCCGCCGCTTAACGCGCTATACGGAGCGGCTGAATAGGGGTTAAAGCCGTACATGGTTTATTAGGTAGTAGCTAAACGCAACAGAGCGGTCGAAGTCGTGTTAGAAGGCATCGTCAAAGTAAATGTACCGGATGTAACCGTCTGGGCAGTAAACGTATGGGCGCTCACTGCTTTATTACTTTGAGTGCTGTTATAAACCAACACGCAATCAAACGACGAGAACGTCACAGGGCTACCAGATGAACCATACACAATACTTGCTGATGGAGTCCAATAAGCAGTACCTGCCGTAGCCGACGAGTTTGACGACGCTGGAGGCGTTGCGTTCGTAACCGTTACACCACCAGCCGAATAGTTCGCGCTAGATACTTCGCCCGAAGCCGTATAAGCCGTGGTCGCTGCATTGATGGTAGCCGAGGTTAAATATAATGCCGCTTTAAACGTATCGGCAGCTGAAGTGCCACGAGTAGGAGCGGTGCCGAAGTTGTGCGTAGCCGTCATGAGTTCAGACATGAACGATGTGCACATTGATTGGGTATTTGCCATTTTAGTCCTCTACTTAAAAAGATGCGGCAACAGGCAGGCCGCTTACATCGTACTTCTTCAACACCATGTCAACAGAACGGTGAACAAGTTCGCCGTCCAACCAATATTCCACCCAACGGGTAGTTTCATTTTCTGTGTCAACTACACCTTCTTTTTTCTCTAGAAGGGAGTCATCCATTTCGCCTTTTGTTGTTTGAACCAACATGTAATCTCCTATGGGAACCGAATTAGTGCGGTTGTTGCCGTATTTACCGGCATAGTTACAGTGAATGTTTGATTGGTACATGTTTTATCAGCACCAAAATCTAACACCGCAACAGATTTATTGCTTCGCGTTACGTTATATATTAACGCTCCACGTGTGGTAAAAGACGCGCTTGTCCACACAACATTATTAAAATCTACATACACCGTACCATCAGTACTAGTACTAATAGTTACATCCGTTAATTGTTTTCCCCCGGCAGTATATCCTGTGCCGGTTACTTCATTGTTCGTTGTGTAAGCTGTAGTATCTGGCCCTAACGTAGCTGAACCGGTATACAACGCTATGTACAGCGTATCTGTTGCCAAGTTCTGCCCAGCTTGAAGCATCTCTTGCTTGAAGCTTGTCGTTATGCCTTGTTGTATAGCCATTACTGAGTAACCTTAATTCTTGCCTGACCGTCGCGGTATGCGTCACCACGTTCGAGGCCTGTACCCAGACGATTAAGCTGACCAAGAGCCTCTTTAAACTTAGTCTCGTAATACGCCATCATATCTTGTTCGCCCTTCATAAAGATGTAGGCTTCGACTAACGAACCATACAAAAGCACTGGAGAATAATTATCGCCTAGCCATGAAGAACCGTCTGCATTAATTAGTGTTTGGACAGGGACGGAAAAGCCCGAACCCGCACCAAGAATTGTTGTGCTAGCAGTCAACGAATCACCGACGGTATAGAACGAACCACCGCTACGCAAAGTCACTGCTGTAATAGAACCGCCTGACACAATAATGTCTGCGGTTGCGCCTGTACCTGTACCGCCTGTTAACGGCACTCGATAGTAACTGCCGTTTGTGTATCCTGAGCCACCAGCAATAGTCCCCAAAAGTCGAATGATGCCTTGAACAATAGATACTGGATAATAGTAGTAATGCAGTTCAATGCTGTATCTGCTATCCGGTGTAGGGGCCAACATAAAACTCAACTCGTTAGTGGCTCCTCGGTTCAACACTTCTGGACCAAACAAAGAGTAGTACTTAGGAATGCCCGTGTCTGTTGGGCTAGGATACGCAGCCCTTAAGAAGTTAACATCCTTGTTAAGCAGATACTCATAGGTGCCAGTTGAATCAATGACCGCCATTGAAAATACCGACAAGAAGTCGGTAGGGCAACTAAGGTAAGGGCTGTTAGGTTGAGACGTGCCAGTGACGTTTCTACGCAAGGGAGGTATTTGAACGGTGTTGTACACACGTTCTTCTGCCTGAGTAACAAAGACAGGGATATTAGCTACGAAATCAGTCTCGTAGTTCTGGGTGTAATCCTGAATCGTCTGCCAAAGTTCTGCGTAGTTCATTGTAAACTTATCCCTAACCCACTATTAACTTAACCCATCGGGCCACGAGCCATTACACCTTTAGTAGCTGCGCCGGTACCACGAATTTTGATGCCATCAGTCTTCTCAGGTTTGTAGTTACCTTTGCTGATACCGCCAACTGAAGGGTTTGATTCATTCATATCCGCAGCGCCAGTCTTAGTAGGCACTTTAGCTTCCACGTTTTTACCACTCATGTTGTGGGGTTTAGCGTATACGTCAGCTTGGCCTATTTCTTTGCCCTTAACTTTTTCTGAAAATTTAGCCATGTTGTACCCCTTAGCCTGACTTCTGGTTAGCAGCACGAGCCAAATTACGACCCATAGACTTCATTGACTCAGTAGTTACGCCGCCCTTTTTAAGCGACAATTTTGTACCTTTGCCGCCTTTGTGTTCTTGCATGTCGTGTTGCTTCATAGCTTTCTTAATCATAGCTACGTCTTGCTTCTTATCTTCTTTGTCCATGTCTTACTCCTAAGTAATCGTGATAGTCACGTTTTCTACTACACCCGCAGATGTTAGATAGTTAGGTGTTAACCCATCATCGTTTGCACTTGCGCCACCAACCGGTGCCCAACCCCACTGAATAACTCGACTACCTTCACCCGGATAGCCCTGTGCGTCTAAAGTAGGGGCGTTACCGTTTACTATTTGCAACCCAGTCAAGCCAGATTGCGTATAGCTACGATCTGGGCGAGGGTTTCTTATACCCTGTGGATCGTCTACCGGATACATACCTAACTGCAACTGCGGTTGATCTGGGTCCCAACATGTTGGGCATACTAACAATTCGTAGTTCTTTGTTTTAACAACTTCGCGTTTAAGTATCTTTAACTTATACCGCATCCCGCAGCGATCACATTCGGCAATCGCATTTTTACCGGATGCAAACCGGTTAGACATTACACAGTACTCCCAATGAACTGCTGTCTCGGCACAAAACGTATTGCGGCTTTTTCACGATCCTCGTCTGCCGCCAACTGCCATGCTTCATCATACTGTTGTTTCAATATCGCAAGCCTATCCATACCTTCAGGAACCTTACCCGCTATGTAATACGATAACCCAGCGGCCATACAAGGAATAAAACGAAATGGTACGTCCATTACGTTAACGCCGCCACCAGCATCTTGCGTTCTACGCAAACGCCAGTACACAAACTGATATGGTTGCGATCCATCTGGAGTAGGCCAGACACTCACGCATGGGAGCTGTGCCCAATAAGCTGTATCACCGGCTGCGTGCGAAGCTGCGGTAGTGTTTTGTTGCCCACGGAAGCAGTTATTTAATGTGCTACCGGTAATGTATCCGTAGTTGATTAGCTCGTTACCAATCTTAATAAACCCCGCAGCGGGAAAATTAGTAACATTGCTAAGCGTAATCGTCGTAGATGTAGCAGTAATTGCACTAACTAACGTAGCTCCAACAGGTGAAGTCATACCGTTTAGTCGTTGAATCCATACTTGAATTGGACGCGCTTGCTGCAGTTTATTAGGTAATGTAGCGTACGTAGATACGCTTATTCGGGTGATCGTAAGGTCTGCTTGGGTCGCTTGTTGGTTGGCGTTAGTACGAATAACATGCTCAAGCAAATCAATAGTATCGTCAGGAAGTGCATAAGTATTTTGCCCTTGTACAAGACTAATCAAACCCTGTTCAATCGTCCACATGTTGATACCACGGTTTGCCCATTCAGCAAACATGATATTCAAACTACGTCTTGCGGTCTTTAAGTCATAGCCCGTACGTAACTGACTACCGGCGCGTTCAAACGCCTCCTCAACTAACTCGGAGAGGTCTAAATTAAAACTAGTAAGACCAGAAGTATTTGCCATGATTACTTCATTTTCTTAAGAGTTTCCGCCAAACGTGCGCGTTGTCCTATTTTGCCGGGCTTTTTTGCAGCCGCTGCAAGTTTCTTTGCTGGTATTGGCTTGCCTTCTTTTGCGCCAAGCTGAGCACGAAGAGCACCGGGTTTTTTGATAGCCTTTTGTATCCATTTTTCAGCCATTATTTCCTCGCCATCCTCATGTTATCGACCAAATTTGGGTATGGTCTGCCAGCAGCCTTTGCCGCAGCTTTTGCCTTTGCTTTCTTGGCAGGGCTTAACGGCGTAGACTTCTTCTTGGGGTTGGGTTTATCCCACACCTCACCACCCTTTGCATACTGAGTAAAGTCAGTATTATCCCTACGCGGTTTACGCTTAGGGCCGGGCATTTTAGATGGGTTGATGTCACCCATACCCCGAGAAGCTCTCATCTCAGCACGCGCCGCCGCGTTTGTAATTCTTAGCACCGGCCATCTTCACATTTGTGCCTTTGGTTTTGCCTTTAACAGCAACACCATCACGGCTAGGGGCTGCAGTCTTAACAGCACCCATCTTAGAAGGGGTTGGGTATTTTTGTTTCGTTGCCATGGTACTCTCCTTAAGTTGGTTTACTACTCCACCTTTTGCAAAAAGCTCACCTTGGCCTTGACGTGTGGTGGGCTTGTTTACTTTCTGTAGATCAGGACGCGATCTATCTGCGCCCTTAATCTTCTTACCTTTGTCCGCTTGCATATACTCTTCCCCAACAGACTGAGGGATACCAACACGCTTGGCGGCAGCGGGGTCATTAGCAACCATTGCCATCAAGTTATGCTGTTTTTTGGAAACGCTAGGCACGAGTCTTACCTCTAACAGCGCAGCCATCGGCACGGGCGGAAGCTGATTTAATCGAGCCGCCTTTAGCTTTCTTTTTTGCAGGTTGCCCCGGTTGGCCCGGCTGTGCTGAACCCATATCGTCATCCTGAGGGGGTGTCATACCCTCTCTAAAAATATCAGCTTCTTTTTTAGTCGTGCCGCGTGGGGGCGCAACTGTTTCTTTTTTTGCCTCTTCCCGTAGCTCTGCACGAGTGGGGTTAGGTTTATATTGGGTAGCCATCACTTATCCTTTTTGCGCAATAAGCTGGTCAATCTTTGCTTCCAACTTGTTAAAGCGTTGGTCAATGTGGTCAGTAATTCTTTCAACTTCTGCATTAGTGACGTTATCACGAGCAATCTCCACGCGGGTATCATTAACAAGTTTTTCAACTGCTTCTAATTTCCGAGATTTTTCAGCCGCAACAAACCCAATAATAGTAACTAAAATGCTAAGAACTAAATTCCATAGCATCATCATCTCAGTGTTTAACATTTCCACGCCCTCAAACTTTTGTTTATTCTGCTATTTGGATCACTAGCTGTTTTTGACGACGTTAGTTTTTTCTTCATGCCCTCCATACGGGCACAAAATGACTTCTTTCGTGGGCCACCTTCAGGCTGCGGGGCTTTCAACCCCGGCTTCCCGGGGTTTGCTTTGTTGTAGGAGGCTCGGCCTTTGGCGTTCAAACCGCCCTTCTCGGACTTGCCTTCCTTACGCTGCCATGCCGGGGTCTTAGCCATAGAAAACACTCACTGCTGCAAGGTTAAGCATATAAGTATATACGCCGTTTACTGCTAATAAACCTTCACCGGGCAATACTTGACCGTTGTTATAAGTGTCATTAGCAGCAATATCGAACGTCATTAACCAATTACCCGTTGTATAAACAGCGGCTGGCGACCCTGTAATAGTTCCAGAGTTAATGTCTGTAATAGTGAAGCTATTAGTGCTTGCAGTAGCAATAGTGTAATTTCCGGGCGTAGCCGAACCACCGGTACCAACATCAAAGTCAATACCAATAGTTTGCCCTGCTAGTAAACCATGAGCATTCTTTGAAACAGTAATGGTTGTACCAGAACGCCCATAAGTAACACTGTTAGAAACTGGAGCAGTTGTTGTATCAAAAAGAACAAAACTACCCGCAGTCGCACTGCCCACAAATGCCACGGCTTTAACCCGTGTGCGTCCAATATACATCTGGCTAGACTGGTTTGCGTGGGCCTGCTTTACGTCTGTTTGCATCATGGTGATGCCTCCTTATTAGACGTTTTGCTGACCGTACAGCGGATCGACGACGAAGTAAGTGATGTAGCCACCAACAGTGCCAGCACCAGAAGTGTCGATAGTTACAGTTACGTAGCTTAATTCGCTAATAGCTGTGAGTGTCAGACCGCTAGTAATCACGCCAAGCGAAGATACAGTTAAGTTATTAGCAATAGACGCGCCAGTAGCTGTACCAGAAACTACGCCTAAAGTGCCAAGGTCGATAGAACCTGTACCTGCATCGTTAATAACTACGCCGGTAACAACAGCACCTGCTGGGAGAACTAAATAAGTAGTGAGTAGTGTTGAGTCAACAGCTACTTTAGTGGCGGTAGCAACGGATGCATCAGCGATGTAAAACTCCGCTGCCATCATGCCGGAACCGCAATACGACGTACGAGTTTGATCGCCGCCGCCAGAACGCCAAATACTTTGGGTGGTAGAAACTGCCATGATAAATTGTCCTCACATGCGAGTTAAGTGCGACGATATGCATGTAACAGGCCGGGGCCATTCGTTCGCACCGGGTTTCCCGGAATAGTGGTGTTATAACACAGCCGTAAAAAAGCGCAAGTAGAATTTGCGCACTATGCCAGCTAAAACTAAAGAACAACGAAACGCTTTAAACCGGGCTAGTTATGCTAGAAATAAAGACCAACGGCGAAAAAGAAACCGAGAAAAAAAAGCTTCTTCCAAAGCAAAATGGCGGGAATATAAAAGTACATTATCGTGTGTACAGTGTGGACAAAACCACCCTGCTACCCTAGACTTTCACCACATTGAAAAGCACCCTTCCAACCGTAAAGTTAACAAGTTAGTAACTAATAATGCCTATAGAAAAGCAATAGAAGAAATAAAAAAGTGTTTAGTATTATGTGCAAATTGTCACCGTATACACCACCACAATGAACGCCAAGCAAAGAAAAAGGGAGCCGAAGCTCCCTCAAATCACTCTACTTCAACCCACTCATCTGACTCTTCGTCGTAGTAATAAACAACTTCGTCTTCATCAACGTACCAAACAGTGCCGTCTTCAGTAACTTCAGCCCAATCGCCCAAGTCTTCATCATAGTACCAATCAGTGCCGTCTTCATCGCAGTACCAAATAGTGCCGTCTTCATCAATGTCATACTCAGCATCGTACTCTTCATCATGCTCTTCAAGCATCTCTAAGTCCAACGCGTCAAGCAAATCGTCCATATCAAACGCAAAAGTAATTGTTGCAATCATGGTAATCTCCGTAGTTAAAAAAGCAACCCCCCACAGGGTGCAAAATCATCCTACACCACGATTATGACAGATCAAAAACGAGTCACATGCGCTCTAATGATTCATAAGCAAGCAACTGGCGTTTTAGTTTTTGTATTTCTTCGTCGCGGTCGTTTATTTTTTTCTGCAAACTTTCACTTAAGGCGTAGACTTCTGCAATTTTTTCAAACCGTTGCTTATGGTCTGCCATCATCATGTTGTACAAACGCTCTGAAGCTTCAATTTGTTTTTGCATAAAATCGTGCATAAGTACCTACCTTTGCATAAAAACGATAATATTTACTGTACAGTAAAAAACGGGGCCGAAGCCCCGTTTATACACCTGATTACACCCAATTAGGCTGCGCCGGACGAACCGTACATACCTAGTGGATCAGACCAACCGAACGAATAACGCTCGCGGGCCTTGTAACGTACGTTACCGGTGTCGAAGTCACCGTCCATTGATGTAGCCAACTTAGTACGAACAAAGTGCTTCATGCCGTTTGGAACGTCGGTAGTTAAATACCAGCCGTTTGTGTCGGTCAAGAAGTGATTGATCGTGTAACCACCGGGGATCGAACCGTTGTTCTTCAACGCA